TGAGGTTCCGTTATCGATGCGGGAGATCGAGACACCGTTCGCGGTGACGACCTGCCCTGCGAGGTACGCAGTCGAGGGTGCCCAGAGGGGAACATAACTTGCGTCGAGTGCTGCTTTCAGCGGCGTCGATGTGGTCGCTGCCGTAGCGACCTGATCGACCGTCAGTCCGCCACCCTCGATCGGGTTTTCCTCGAGCCACGCCGTGATGGCTGCATCGACCTGAGTCGGTGTGGTCGTCGGCGGAAGATACTGCGCGATGAGAGTCCCCATGCGGGCGGTGCCGGACGCGGGGACCACGAACGGGGATCGACCCGAACCTATCTGTGCGTACACGAGACCGGGATCCAGCGTCACCGAGAATGCTCCGTTGACCGGAGTGATCGGCACTCGCTTCATCGTGACCGTCGCGGTCCCTGCCGCGTCGGGTCGCATCTCCGGAACGAAGAACACGACCTCCGAATTGTCGGGGTCGCCGGCGACCGTCCTCATGGTGTCGGTAATCGTCGTCATCTAGATCCACGCCTCTCTGAACTGGATTGATGGCAGAACTCGGTGTGCGGAATTCATGCGTCCAACTCCGCGGGCCGGGGCGGTGGCTCTTCGTCACGGTCGGCGAACACTCGCAGAAGGCGTGAGATGTAGGTGCGCAACGCCAGGACGACGCGGTCGAGGCGGTTGATCGCCTTATCCCGCTCCTCGATCTGCGCCGTCAGCATCGCTACTCGGCGTTCGAGGGATGCGATCTCGCCGTCGTGACGAGTCTGCATATCGGCACGATCTTCGGCGCGTGCCTTTCGTTCGGTGTCCAGCTTCTCGTTGGCTGTGTCGAGTTTCGTTTGCAGCGAAGCGATATCGTCGAGCTTCACCTTCGAGCGAGTCGACAAAAATCCAGTCGCCACGACACCGGAAGCAGTGATCACGCCACCGATCGCAGCTAGCAGATTTGGGTCCATCAACGCATCCCCCGTTCGGCACAGCCTCGAGCGACCGCCAGATGAACGAGCGCAGTGAATGACGCGATGGCACCAGCTACGACAGGCACCGGTGGTTGAGTGAGGAAGGCGGAGAAAAGGATCGCGGCCCCGTAGAACGCCCACACGAATACGGCACCGAGATGAGCAGGGATGAATCCGCGCCGGCGCATGGCAGCCATGATCAGTACGACGCCCGTGATGATGAACATGACCGACCACAGTGGGCCAATGTTCTCGATGTACACCACCGCCGACACCTGCCCCGGCTGTAGCGGTCGACGCACCAATTCCTCAGGCATCGACGGGAGGTACAGGGCACCGACCGTGACGTTCATGATTCCGGCGGTCGCGGCAGTCAACCGCGCACCGAGCATCAATCCGCCTGACGGTGGCGTCCGACGTATTCATCCAACTCCTGCGCCTGCTGCGCGGTGATGGCGTTCGGGACCAGCCAGGCAGCGACCGTGAACAGTCCCTGAATGGCGATGGCCACGCCGACTTGCCATGCCCCCGACAGTGGCAATCCCACTAGGAGGAGGAGTCCGTTGGTGACCAGGCCGACGAGGTTGGCGATGGTCTTCCGGTTCTGCTTCACGAACGGAATGTTCTGGACGTAGCCCTTGGCCAGGCCGTCGAATGGAGAGGTCATCACTTAGCCTCCGTTCCGTTGAGCTTGGCCTCGATACGGGCCAAGGATTTCTCGATGCGATCGTTCTGCTCGACCGCGAAGTTCCCGATCTGGATCAGGCGCGCAATACCATCGACAAGGCTCCGACCCTTGTTGCCGTTGAACTCGTCCCCGAGCTGCGGCCAACCCTTGCCGCCGGGACCGAGTAGCTGCTCCTGAACATCTGCTGCATTGGCCATGTCATCCTCCTGAGGAAGTAGCGCGTCGCCGAGTGCGAGCGCGCGGTAGTAGAACTTGCGCCGGTCGTCGATGCCGTTCTGCCCGCCGTTGACGGCTTGCGTTGCGCCGACTAAGTTCTCGGCGTCGGCGAACGCGTTCATATTTCGGGCGGCAGTCCAGTACCAGACCGCACCCAGGAATCCGTAGTCCGGCCGAGACAGTAGGGTCGGCTCGTCGACGAACTTCGAGGGGCTGTCGACGTAGCCCTTGCTGTGCGCCCACTGCGACAGCCGCGCGTAGTTGAAGCGGCCGGTGACCTGAATCGGGCCGCGGCCTTTGAACCGTCGACCGTCCCCTGGCTGAGTGTTCCCGAGATCCTTGCGCCATTCGTACGCCGAGCCGTCCGCTATCTCTTCCATCCACTTCAGACCGCCGGACTCGTGCCCGATCTGGCTGCACCACATCGTGACCCGCAGCACCGTCGTGCATCCGGCCTGAATGAGCGCTCGATTGAAGGCCGGTGCGAGCTCCTCGTAGCGAGCCATCGAGACGCGGTTGTCCATCGCCCGTGCGAGTGTTGCCGCGTCCATCAGCGCGGGCCCGTGAACTGCTCGAGTACCGCATCCCACTCGGCCGAATCGTCGGCCGCAGCGTAAATGCCAAGGTGCCCGGCGAGGAGCTTCGCCGCGAAGGCTTCGTTGCGCTGATCGCCTTCGCGCCAGGACATCTGGTAGTGCATCTCGTCGGCACGAGACCAGTCGGCACCCCAGAACACCGAGCCCTCGAATAGCGCCAGGCCCTGACGGATCTTCGCGATCCGATCTGCCGGCATTACGCGGCGGCCCCACGGGTACTTCGGCGCGTTCACGTCGACGCCGGTGCCGGACAGGTGGTTCGAGGTGGACACGTCATTGTCACGGGACCATCCCCACACTGCCGAACTGATCTCCTCGACGTTGAGGTCGTACCACTTCAGCCATGCGCCGAGGATGGTCAGCGGCGCACCCTTGCGGAGTGGTGCCGTATCGACGAGGTAGAGATCCTTGATCCGTGGGATGTCGCATTCGTCGCGGTTGCACATGCGCCAACCGTTCTCCGAGTGCGTGTTCCCGTATGCGGTGCGAAAGCTCACGTCGTCGCCTCCTGTTTCATGCCTGCTCGAATCGCCTTGTACCTCGTGACGACCGCCGACCGCAGCGCGCTCGCCGGCGATGAGGGTGCGACCGTCAGGCTGATCGCCCAATTGAGGTGATCGAGTGCCGCGTACAGGCCGTCGACTGCCGCACTCGGGTTGCTGGGGTTCGCGGCTTTCGCGGTGTCGTAGCCGACGTGGTCGTTGACTGCCGCGGCACGGCAGATGTACCGCGGCCATGTCTGCGGCGACTGCAACTCCGCAAGCGGCTGGTCGGGCACGATCTCCGTTGTTCCATCCTCATGGAGGATCCAGATGTCGGAGTCGTGCCGGTTGTCGGCGTTGTGGGCGAGCACTTCCATGAACTGCTCGAGAGTGACGTGCTCGGTCATGCTGCCTCCACGTCTGAGATGTCGGACTCGAACCAGTCCTGGATTCGGGGTGAGTTCTGGAACGGTGTGCGCTCCTGGCCGAGGCCGCCGTAGCGCCGCTGCGGGCCGTACGGGACGGTCGAGCTGGTGACGTCTGTGCGGATGATTTCGATGCCGTTGTGGAACACGAGGACACGGTCAGGAAAGAATGTGGTGCCGACCCACTCGCCCTGCTGTGCCTGAATCGAATCGCCCACGGCGAGAGTGCGCGACGTCGACACAAGGTTCGTGAAATTCGTCCGGTTGGCGATTGACTGCAGAATGATCGCGCCGCGTCGGAACGCGACACGTAGTCCTGTCGAACGGTTCTGAGTGCAGCGAAACAGCAGGGCCGCAAACGCCACCTGGCTCTGCGCGGAGTCCGGCAGGAGACCGACCCTGCACCCGTGCAGCTGATAGTCAGTCGTCAACGGCTTCGTGTACAGCGCGTACCCGAGACCGTCGCTGGTGCTGATGAACGCCAAGTCATTCGACCGGATGCCCACGCTGGTGGTCGTCGACCAACTGCCACCGATGCCGAACAGTCCGCCCGCATCCTCGCGGTCGAAGTTGTCCTCGAAGAATCGTTTCGGTTGCGCGACAACGATGTTGTTGCCGACCGCGACGTACGCCACAAACCCCGACGGGTACGCCGGCCATGACACTGCCGACTCGGCGATCGAGTCAGGTGAGGTCGTCGCGGACGAGATAGCGGTCGTCGCGCTGATCTGCCGAGGATAGAAGCCTGCTGGGCGCTCCGGAGTGAACTTCTCTTTCCCTGCGATGTAAACCGTTCCGACCGCGCGGAACCGGACTGCCACCCAGGTACCCGCCTCGACGATGGCGTCGTCGAAGTTCGTCGGCGTCGATGTGTGTGAGGTGTTGACAAGAAGGCTGGCGAGATTGGGAGATTCGGCAGTCAGCGCGGTCATATCGCCCGTCGGTGACACCGAGTAGACCCGTGTGTAGAGATCGGTCGGCGTCCCTCGGGCGTAGAAGTTCAGCCCCGAGAGTGCGGTATCGACGGGGACTCGGATGAACGCGAACCACTGCTGATTCGCCGGCATCAACTTCTCGGGAAGCCTGGTCAAGGGAATGTTGTGACTATGGTTGCCCAGGGTGTGACTGTGACTGCCGAGGTCCTCGGAGTTGGTGCGAGTACCCGTGGTGCCACGGACATGACTGTGGCTACCCAGATCCGTCGAACCAGTGCTGCCCGTTGAGTTCGCCGTGCTGTCGGCCGCGAGCATCTCCAGGTCCGAGTGCGGGATCGACGGCCATTCAGTGCCGTTGATCGCCACGTAACCCGGAGTTGGAGAACGGATATCGAAGACGGCGATCTTCTGAATGATCTCCTTCTTCACGTTCACCACGGTCTGCGCGGCACCGGTAGCGGTGTTGATCGCAGTGTCGGCCTTGGTATCCGTGGCCTTCAGTGCGCCAGTCAGGTCGATCAGGCCACCGGTGATGCCCTTGAGTCCGAACACGAGTGCTGAGATCAGGCCGAGAACGCCGTTGAAGAATCCGCCGAAGAGGTTGGAGATCCAGGAATCGAAGAAGTTGTTCTCGTACTTGTTCGCGAACGCATTCGTCTGCTCGTTCTTCCATTGATCACCAGTCTTGGCGGCCCATGACGCAAGACCCAAGCCGTTCTGTGAAGCTGACCCCGATGGGATCCGACCGTCGGGTGAAGTCATCCACGCACCCGCGCAATCACGCGATCAGCCAGCTCGGAGCTGATCATTGACCTCACCTGCAGGTCGGGCGCGCCACAGGCATCGGCGACCTCGATCACCTGATCTGCCGTGATACCCAGCTTCTTGGCCAGTGCCGAAACACGCACCCGCTTGACTGGCTTCTGTAGACCGAACGTCTCGAGCACCACGTCGGCCACCTGAGCCTGGTCGTGCTGCGGCAACTGAGCGAACAACGTCCGTGCGTCAGGGACTTCGGGATCCGGATCAGAAGCATCCACCCACAGGCCGGCCGCCTGGGCGCGGTTCAACATGCTGCCGCCCACCACGTACTTGCGGGTCGGCTCGTCCGGAAGGGGATCACCGGGCATGCGCACCCCATCGACTGTGACCATCAGCCGCTTCACGCCGTCGATGATCTCCATGTCCAGCCCGAGGCATTCGCACAGGTGCTCGGACTGCGCCTCGAAGAACTCGGTGGGCAACGGCAAGGGAGCGCCCCTGACCGCGAATCCCGTAAACATCCACAAGAAGCGCTGCCGAGCCGAAGTCAGGTCGCAGTTCCCGCGAGTCGGCAGACCGATCCCATCCCACGTCTTCTCGAAACTGTTCTTCACGGGAGGCATCAGAACGCTCCTAGGTCTTTCACCGCGGCGAGTAGTTGTTCGATCCGTTCCCACGCCCGCTGAGCGGGGTCCTGTAGCGCACGGTCGTCGCCGATCGTGATGCCCCACTCCGGACCCGCCTCGCGTGACCAGGACAGGACGAGCTTCGATACGCGGTCCATGTAGATTCGGCCGGACACATCGTGCTGACGGGTGGCACCGACACGATCGCCGAGGAAGAAGTCACCGGATCCGTTGTCGCCGATCAGGAATGGCGCACCGTCTCGGACGTTGATCTCGTGAGATGTCCACGTTCTGGTTGTCCAGAACCCGGTACGCAGCACCATCAATGACGACAGCGTGTATGCCTTGCCCGAGCCCTCTTGGAAGTACTCGAAATACCTCGACCATCCAGAGTTCTGCGCTCGTGCAAAGCTTTTCACTGACATCCACGCGGCCAGCGTGTCCTCGTAAAATGGGCGCAGCAGGGTGTCGATAGATCCGCCGATCGAACCGATCTGTGCCAGGTTGCCGAGAATGTCTGCGAGGGCTTGGATTCCGGCTGAGATCGCCTCGTTTATGCCGGGTGCGGAATGGCCTCCAGTGTTGACCTGAATCGCCGTCGAAGGCGTTTCCATCCACCGCGCGGACTGGATCCCCGACCGTTCGCCCGCGAGGTACACCGCATATGGAAGCCGCTTGTCGGTGCCCTTCCTGCCGGGCATGTAGTAGTCGCTCGGGATGGTTGTGTCGGTGACGAGCGACGATGTTGTATCGATAAAGTCGGATGCGAAGGTCTCGACGGTGCGGACCAGACCGTCGAAAATGGATCCGCCGTTCGAAGTACCCGAGTAGACGCCGGACTTGTCGACGAAGTCCACGACCAGCGCGCCATGACGGAGGTTTGCTCCTGCCCACGGTGCGGGATCCCCGGTCAGCCAGCGGCGCAACACCGGAGTGATCTGCGCGTCCTGGTAGATCGGCTTTGCCATGTCGTGGAAGTTCTTCCACCGCGACGTCGCAACGGTCCAGATGGTCCCGGCCGCCATGTCCTGCACGAACGACGTCGGTTTGACGACGATGTTCCAGTTCGACTGATTCAGCGAACTGCCCCAGGATGCGAAGTTCATCGGATCGTCGGGGAATGTGATGAGCGGGTTGTGCTCACGGAAGATCTGCATGAACAGGGTCGTCTTGAGAACCCAGATGGCAGGACCGGGAAGGATGAACACGCGGGGGAACTGCACGATTGCGGGCAGGAAGGGGTTCGACCAGACGTCGTAGAACTTCAGTTCTTCGTAGTCCGAAGCGAACGCCAGCGTCGTCACCGACGATCCGTCGTTCATGTCTTCCTGGACGACGTTCTTGAGTCGGCCACTCCATCGCGCGCCGACGTAATCGACGGTGACATGGATGTTTCGCTTCTCGCCGCGCGCGATCCTGGCCTGAGAGTTCAGCGCCCACTGTGCAACTCGTGAGTCGGTGGGGATCGGCAATTCGCCGGCTCCGGTATCGCCGTCGACGAGTTCGAAGTTGCCCGAGTACTCGCTCGTGACGAGATGGATGAGATTCCATTCGCCATCCCACAGGCGCACAACCGGAGTGACCTCGCGAAGGTTGCGTTCCGCCCGGCGCTGACGTTCGGTCTCGGCGAGGATCGCATTGCACTGATCGAGCAGCGATGCGCCGAGGTCGACACTCACTCCAGACCCCAGGGCCACTGTGAGTAGCGGCGCTGGACCAGCTGCACCATCGCCCCGCCTGATGGGGCAGACGTGACCGACACCGGCAACGGCGTCGGCGGGGTGTACGGCGGCATCCAGTGTGTGAAGTACTTACCGGGCACAGGCATCCTTCCCAGCAGGTTGGTCCCGTTGGCGGAGCGGATCATGATCTCCGTCGAGGTATCCGTCGTGACGACAGCGCCGACGTCGGTGGACGTGATCAACGGGCACAGGATCGTTCGGGTTGTGTGATCGAGACCGGACTGCACATCCACGCCGGGGACGCGCGCATAGGCCGGTCCTCGCCAGGAGAAGTCCGGAAGGGTCCACTGGCCGCGAGTCAACACCCACCGCATCGGCATCGGCTGATCCGTCGGGTTCGACGGGAGCGGACCTTCTGCGCCGGTCGTAGTCCCGCCGACGAACCCCGATCCCGAAGTAGCCGTCGTCGACCACGCCGATATGACGTCGTCCCAGTACCACATCGGCTGGCCGGATCTCAGTGGGAAGATCGGATTGCCGCGACCGAGGAGCAGAACGTCCATGCCAGGGTCGAAGTCCGCGGCCTCGTAGAGTTGGACGTCGATGGACCGCGTTCCTGACATCTCCGTCGTGTAGGCAATACGCGCCAGCTTGGCGTCCGGATCCCAGACGTCCTTGCGTGAGGTGAACGCCTTCCTGAACTTCGAGATGACGACGTCGACCTGGACGTCGTCGACCACCTGGAAGCCCAGGGAGATGTCTCGGACGTCGACCCACTCGCCATTCAGAGTGCCGCCCTGTTGCCTGGCACCCGATTTCCATGCCTGCCGGAGCGGGGCGTCCATTAAGCCCTTGACCTGGTCTTGGCCGAGATAGACGCCCTGCTCCCCCATGCCTGGGCCCGACACGCACCAGTACGACCCATCGGCTCCGAATACTTCGATCCGGGATGTCGTCGTCAGGTAGGAGTTCGGGGTGAGGGGGTTGATCACGAGCGGCCTCCGTATCGCATCATCTGCCGCTGCTGCATTCCGTTGATCTGACGAATCACGTCATCCGGGTTCATTCCGGTGATCTGCCCGATCGTGATCGAGAAGTCCGGACCCACAGGCGATCCCGTAGCTGAAGGCATTGGGGCGGCTGGTGCGCCGTAGTTCGCCTGTGCCGCCATCTGTGAGGACGCCACCGACTGGCCGATATCCATCGCCGCCTTGTAGTAGCGGTGATTCGGATCGAGGATCGAACCCTCAAGCCCCAGGTACTCGGGCGCTGCACTTCGTGCAATTCCGCCCAGTTCCCCACCCAGTTGCGCAAGACGCTGCAGCGCATACGCATTCGGGTCGACGATGCCACCGGCTGCAAAGTTCCCGAGGTTCTGATTGAACCCCTTGAACAACTCCCACTGCGTATTCGTCAGCACCGCTTCCGGCTTCCCGGACGTGTTCCATCCGATCGACCCGTTCGGGAAGATCCCGCCCGAGTCGTAGCCCGCACCCGTCAATGCACCCACGCCGCGGCCGCCGAACTTCGGATCCCTCAGCAGGTAGTTGAGCGATGCACGGATGTTGTCTTCCGGATTCCAGATGTCGTCGTGCCCGGGGTCCTTGTACGACTGGAACGTCGGGTCGATGACCTGAGCGATACCTTTCGACGGTGTCCCGTTCTGCGCGTTGACATCCCAGGTGTTGATCGCGTTCGGATTGAACGTCGACTCGCGCTGCAGCTGGTACAGGTACTTGTCGACGTACCCGCGGTCGATGCCCTTCTCGTCGAACAAGCGCTCCACGAGGGGGCGGTACTGGTCGGCCGTTCCGATCAGTGCGCCCCCGGGTGCGGTGGATCCCGAGTCGGATGTGCCGGCGATCTTCGAGCGCACGAAGTCGACGGCCTTGGTCTTGAGCTCGTCGTACGCGGCCTTGGGAAGCTGGCCCATCTTCGAGTTGCCGAAGTCCGGGATCTGGTCGCCCAGAGCGGACAGGGGCTTCTCGAACAGGCTCGACACTTGATCGGCAACCTTCGACCGCAGCGTGTTGAACAGACCGCCGGTGGTCGAGCCCGCATCCGAGACGACCCCACCACCGGTGCCGTCGACAGCTTGATCGGCCGCGATGTGCACATGGTCGTAGTGGCCGGGAATGTCGCCCGCATACACCGAGTTCCGCAGCTGCGCCTGGTCGGTGATCGAGTTGCCGCCGACGTTGTACAGTAGCGGTCCCGGTCCCCAGATCACCTGGGCGAGCTTGTTACCCAGCGTATTGACGGCCCAGTCCGCGACCTGCTGCATCGGGCCGCCGACGTCGATGGCTTGACCCTTGCCGTGGTACCCGGATGCACCCGGACGGTATGCCGAGTTGAGGGTCGCGTTCGGGAATGCACCCGACACCGCGGTCCACAGTGACTCGTCGACCACGCCGCCGAATGCGAAGTTCGCATCCCGCTGCATCTTCCGGACGCCCTCGACGCCCTGAGTGCGGGCGACCTTGTTGGCGGCGTTGATGTAGTTCGGGCCCATCGCACGCTGCCACTCGGGCCGCATGATCGCCTCACCACCGGACACACCGATGGTGTACGGATCACGACCAGGCGTGTAGCCCGGGATGATGCCGCCGGTCGCGTAACCCGACTTGACCGCGTTGCCTGCATCCTTGTTGGCCTGCGGGTTCTCGATACGAGCCACGCCATCCCACGGAGACAGTCCGGGGATGACATCGGCGACGGCATTCCAGGCGTTCTTCAGGGTGCCGTTGATGACGGTGTCGATGATCCAGTTGATCGGTGCTGCAGCGAGATCCTTCAGTTCGCCCCACTTGCGACCTATGCCGTCTACCACGTTGCCGAAGAACGTCTGCACACTCGACAGGCCGTTCGTCAATCCGGGGAACGCAGTCTCGACGATCGTCGTGATGGTCGACCCGATCTTGTCACCGAGACCGCCCCATAGTTCCCCGATGTTGGCGAGCCATTCGACTGCATTGTCCTTGAGCTCGATGACTTTGGTCTTCGCCGAGTCGATCTTCTCGGACACCCATGTGACTACCCCACTGACTTTGTCGCTCAGAGTGTTCCATGCTTCGACAGCTGTGCCACCCAGGTCTCTGAGGAACCCGAGAGCCATCTCGGTAACTCGCTCTTTGAGTCCGGCGACAGCGTCACCGGCCTGTCGTAGTGCCGCAGCGAACGGTGATTCGCCGTCCTTGGGGTTGAGCCAGTTCCATGCATCGCCGCCGAAGAAGTCGGACAGGCCGCCGAGCCAGTTCCATGCCTTGCCGCCCGGGCTGGCATCGAATCCGCCCGGCTGCATCGGGATTTCCAGGCCAGGAATGTCGGTCGGGATACTGTAGCCGTCTTTGTTGGGATCGTTCGCATCGTTTGGGTTGTCCGGCGGGATCGGGGTGCCGTAACCGGTCTTGCCGCCGTCGTTTCCGCGAGGGTCGAGGGTGGGAGGCTCGGGCGGGTTCAGTCCGAGTAGCGCTGCAACTTTGTCGACGAAGATGATGCTGTCCTTGACGAGAGACAGCAGCGAGACCGCAGTATCCTTTGCGCTGGCCCAGAAGTCGCTCATCTGGAGCTTGCCCTCGTCGGTGTTCAGCCAGTCCGCGAACTTCTTCAGCTCGGACGTCATCCCGGAGATCATCGATTCACCGGTCTTGTCCGAAGTCGAGAACAGTCCACCGATCACACGGCCGATCTCCCAGAACAAATCCTTGATGTCACCGAGGGCCTCGATCGAGTCCTGCATGAAGGTGCGGATCTTGTTCTGGCCCTCTTCGGATTCCGTGAACTCCCGGAACTCCTTCATCACGTTCGAGAAGGAATCACCGAAGCCGGGAAGGAACTCGGAGCCGATGGCTGCGATGTTGGTCAGCGAGCCGGAGAGGTCCGAGAGGCCGTCCATGAGTGGGCCGATGGCCTGGCGTGTGTTCTCGAAGATCTTGGTCCAGTCGAGCTGTGACGACTCGGAACCCAGATCATCGAGCGCCCGCCGCAATCCGCCGTTGATCTCGGTAGCGATGTCACCGAGGCCGGTGCGCAACACCGGGAAGTAGCGTTCGGCAAGTTCGGTTATGGATGTGCCGAGACCGTCGAACAGGTTGTCCTGCACTTCGAGTCGGAGGTCTTTCCATGCACCGCCGAGGTTGCGGACGTCCTCGATGAACGTGCGCGCGTTCGGGGACAGGTTCGCCAGCGCCTCGGCATACTTGTCGGCCGACGTCGCAGCCGAAGTAGCGGCGGCGTTCTGGACCTCGGCAAGGTTGCTCTGAGCGTCCGCGACAGCGGTCTGTGCATCGACGAGCGCCTGCTTGGAATCGGCCACCCGGAGATCGGCGTCGGCGACAGACTCCTGCGCGTCCACGACCTGCTTCGAGCCTTCGACGCCGGCCTTGTTCGCCGCGTCCGTCTCGGTACGGAGATCGGCGTTGCGCTCACGAACCTCATCGATCCGCTGCTTCGCCTGATCAACGCCGAGGATCGCTTCCTCGAAGTCCAGCGCGGTGACCGGTTGGCCATCCTTGCCGAGCTCCTGAAGCCGCTGTTGTGCGCGACGGAGAGACAACTCCGCATCGCGCTCGTCGAGCGAGGAGCCCTTCAGTGCGAGGTTGAGATCCTCGATCTGCTCGACCGCATCCTTGCGGGCATCGGTGAGCTTCTCCTGCGCACGCTCGGACGCCTTCTGCGCGTCGGCGACACCACGCTCAGCGCGGACCACACCGGCCTGAGCTGTTGCGACACCGCGGGCCGCGGACTCGACCTGCTTCTGAGCGGTCGCCTGCGCCTTCGATGCTGCTGCAGCATCCTTCGACGCATCCTCGGCAGCCTTCGAGCCGGCCTTGAACGCATCGAAGATACCGGTCGAGCCGACAACGATGGTCGCAATCGATGCCGCAGCCGCCGCAGCCGCCGCAGGGAGCAGTGAGATGACACCCGCCGCCTGAGCCAACTGGCCGACCAGCGGAATGACGTTGACCGCGGCCAGCGCTGCCAGGGCGTACGTCGCCAACTGGACCGGGTTGATCATCCCGGATGCGGCAGAACCGATCGACCCAATACCACCCGCCGATCCACCGATGCCCGCAGATGCCGCGCGCAACGCGGCGATCTGCGCCAGTGCCGCAGTGATGTCGAGATCGAAGTTCGCGGTGACCGCCCGGCCCGCCTCGGCGCGGAATGCAGACAACTGCGCACGCGCGGCAGTGAAGTCGAGATCCACCGGGATGGTGATGTTCCCACCGGCACCCGCGGTCGCAGCATCAACAGCCGCACGGAAGCCTGTCAGGTCCGGGCGTACCTCGACGTCGATCTCGGCACGGAATCGACCCAGGCCGGTCTCGAGCTCGCGCGCGAACCGCGAGAAGTCCGGCACGACAACGACCGGGGCCTCGACACGCTCCGCACGTAGCAGTTGCTTGACCTTGCGATGAAAGCCCGTCAGATCAGGAACGATGGGGAGTTTCGCACTGCTGACGGAGTAGGTCACAGCCACGCCGGATCACCCCACTGTTCTCATGTCACGCCGAGGTCCGCCAGAACGGAATCGACCACCAATTTCTTGCGATATGACAGCTCGAGCTCCAACGCTGTCTTCGGGATCGGCCACAGATCGGGCGAGGGCACCTTGTTTCCGTTGACGCGCAACAGGTGCCAGTCGAGGATCTTCATCATGTTGAAGTTCGCGACCAGAAGCCGCGTTTGAAGGTCGTAGCCCTCGAGGGACGCCATCCCGCCCGATGCCTGTGGCTGATCAGCCATGACTTTCGCCAACTCCGGGTCGGCGGCCTGAGCGGCCTTGAACTTCGACTCTGGTGGCAGGTTTTTCGTGAACCGGTAGAACTGGCCCCATGGCCGCAGCCCCCGAAAGAAATCAAGCAGGTCCACAGAGCAACGCACCTGCAGATCCCACTCGATTTCGTCGGCGTACTTCTCGAGGAGCTGGACGAGCCCTACTCTTTTCCCGGGACACCCTCGGCGTCATCGGGTGCGGCACGGAAATGCGCGTTCAAGTCGTTGATGAACGGCATCAGCACACCGACCGGTTCGTCGGCAAGAACTGCCCACACGGCCGGAAACGCCTTGCCGCAGATCGTTTCCAGCAGCGATTTGAAGTCCCGCTCCGAGATCGCGCCGGAGTTGTCGAGCAGTGACGCCAGGGCGAGAGTCTGCTCGATCGAATCGGGGGCCTTGATCTCGATGGGCGGATCGACGGCATCGAACAGGTACGGCGGCGTCGGGTCGTAGTCCTTGAGCGCTTCCGCCTTCAGGGTGGCCCAACGCGACTTCTTCGGTGTTGCTTTCGTGACCATTTCCGTGCTCCCAGGGTGAGGTGTTACTTGGACGACTTGTCGGCCTCGGCAGCTTTCGCCAGGACCGTCTCGGGCTTGATGTTCTGCTTCGGCGTGTAGCCCTTGCAGACGAGGTTGTTGAACTCCACCGCGGACCCGCAGGTGTACTCGACGCCCTCGGGGGATAGCAGTTTGATCGGCTCGAAGGCCATGTGAACTCCCGTGATTCGGATCTCCCAGGGTGGTGAAGTCGGTCCGCGCCGGGGCCCTGGGAGATCACCCGGCGCGGACCGACAATCAGGCGGTAGCGAAGCCCATCTTGACGTTCAAGGCCTTCCAGCCCGGGCCGCCGTACAGGTGCTTGACTGCGTAGCCGAGAGTGGAGTCGATCTTCGCGGTGACGGTCATCTGGTATGCCAGAGCGTCTTCGGTGGACCAACTCTGCTCCGAAACTTCCGAGATGGTGGCACGCGGAAGGAAGCGCGCGATGTAGATCGCGTTCGCGCCCTCGCCGTCGATGCCGAGCAGGATCATGCGGCGGTGACGGGTATCGGGCTTTGTCGCCTCGGTGAACGCAACCTCGCCGGTCGTCGCATCGGCCGTGACCGCAGACAGGTCCTGGTTGGTGTACAGCGCCAGAACGTTCTTCTTCGTCTCGAGGCACGAGAAGCTGAATGTCGATGTGCGGCGGATGATGTCGGTGCGCACATCCTCGAGCGCGCCCCATCCGGGAACACCCGACGACTCGGTGTCGGCGGACGCAGACAGGCCGGCGTCGGAAATGCGGCCGAGAGACGAGAAGCCTGTCGTGGCGACCAGTTCGGAAGATGCTCCCGACGTCAGGGTGGCAGGCAGTGATGCAGTGAGGGGGGCGTCGAGTACCGCGCCGGCCAAGACCTTCCGGACAAGATCGTCCTTGAAATCGGCAATGGAATCGAAAGCGACCATGGGTACTTCTCCTTCATGTGGGCATGCGAATTGACCGCCCACGTTGGGAGCGGTATTGAACGAATGGAACGGTCAGGCGAAAATGCGCCTGAACGACAGTTGGAACGTGGCAGCGACGAACTTGTTGTCCGGGTTCAGATCCGGGAACTGCTGCACACCTTGGGCTTCGCGAACCGAGTCGATGAGAGCGCCGTCGACAGCGGTACCGCCTGCGCCGAGAAGACGGTCGCGGACTTGACCGGCGACCGACCACGCTCGTGTGCGGGAGTCTTTCGCGTACACCCCCACCTGAAGCAGGGGTCGGTCGGTGATGCCATCGCTGCCACCGCCGACGCGGTTGACGACGATGACGGCGTCCATATCCCGCCACTCCTTCTCGTCAGGAAGGAATGTGCACGTGTACGCGAGATCCTCGAGGAGGGCCAGCAGGACAGCTTCGGCGTCAGGGAACATCGCTGCGTCCGAACATGTCCCGGACCTGCGAGAGATTGTTCTCTGCCGAGTTCTGCGACGAACCGAACTCACGGGAGACGCCGTAAGGGCCGTAGGACAGTACGACGCCTGTCCAGCGATCCAACCGCGCGCCACCCATTTCGGTGTACGATCGCGACGACCGGGCGTTGAGACCCGACCGTTTGACGGCGTTCTCGCGGAACACCGCCAGTCCGAGCTCGGCCATCTCCCCCATCAGAGACCGCAACTCCGGGCCCTTCAGGAAGTCGGACAGAACGTTCTGGCCTGGACGTGGCATCCGGTAGTCCATCAGCCCTCGATTCGTTGCAGCTTCACGGTCACACCCGGAGTCGATCCCGTGAATGGGTTCTTCCACCGCGCGGGTTTTCCGATGACCGAATACACATCGCCGTCCGGCAGTTCGATTCGATCCGACGAGAGGACGTCGACACCCCAGGGGCAGTAGAGAACGACGTCGACGATGACGGCCTCACGGTTGTCATCGCGCGAAGAATTCGCCGAAGCGGATTCCTCGGTCGCCGCCCAGTCGATTCCCACGCCGTCGATGACGTGATGCTCATCGAATGCTGTGTCACCGAACTTGCTACGAGCCGGCCGCCGCAGAACGGTGACCGACTCGCCGTGCGGGAACGTCATAACCCCAGAGCTGTCATCGACACCGCACCCGACGCCCGGCCGGTAATTCGGTCGAGCAACTCCGATTCCTTCTTGGTCAGAAAAAGGCTGCCATCGGGATTGGAGTACTTCATCGACGTCGAGTTCGACCACGGGCCTGTGGTTTCACTTCTCGTGGACGTCTCCACACCCTCCGACGAAGAGTTGAGAAGCGCGCGGCGAACCATGGCCCGGACGATCATCTTGGGCCCGTACTCGTCACCGGTGGAGTCGATCGACGGGTACCACGACCTCAGCCAGTAGGAGGCATCGGCCAGCAATGTGTCGGCCGCTTGGAACTCGGATTCGGTCAGCGGTCGCCAGCCGGTCGCGAGCTCCTCTTTCGTGGCAAAGGAAGTGGCCATCGTTAGTCCGCCTTGCGCCGAGTGGTGGTCTTCTTCGGCTCAGGCTTGGCCTCTTCCGGCTCCGGGTCGCCCATGAGGCGGTTGAGTCGGTCGAAGCGAGCAAGAGCGTCCGAGTGAACGTCGACCACAGCGCCAGCCGTGGCGTACCGATGAGTTCCGTCCACGTCGCGGTACGCCATCATTGCGACGCGAACGGCCCTCTCGGCCATCAGGCAGCCAAACCTGTCAGGCGAATCGCGTTGTACGGGTTGGTTACCGCGAAGACGCTTCGCACCGAGGACTGCACCCAGGACGACTCTGTCGACTCGTCGCGGTAGGTGGTCGTACGGAGCGGCTGCTCGTAGCGGACCTGACCCACCAGACCTTCCTGTACCGCATACGCTGTACCGGCCGGGATGACATTGCTGGTGAGCATCGTCATTGCGTTCGCGGAGAGCAACGCCTGCGCGTTGGCCATGCCGCCGCTGGCGATCTCGAAGTTCGCGCGCTCCTGAGGGCTCACGATCAGCAGGTTGAACTGGGTACCGAACTCACGTTCGTCGGCGAGCCGTCGCAGGTTGGCAAAGTCCGCCAGGGGCAGCACGGAATTGCTGGTGGTGTTGAACGTCAACGCCGCAGCATCCGACCACGAACTTCCGACCATGGTTCCGGCCGAGCCGATTGCAGTCAGTGATGCATCGAGCTCAGCGATGGCGCGGACGTGCAGCTGGCGCTGAATGTCGTTGCCGAGCTTGACGCCCTCACCCTGGATTGAAGAGAGGTCGTTTCGGTCACGAGCCTCATCGGTGACGCGAAACTTGCCGCCGAGCTTCTCGACCTGAGCCGTCTTGGGCTCCGGGCGATCGAAGGTCACCTCGGGGAACTCCTGCCCCGGTGCCACCTTCTGGGCGGCGCGGGTTGGGAACAGATCGTTCGAGGTGAGCTGCGAGTACAGCAGCGCGCCGCCGGAGACTCCGCCGCCGTTGGTGAAGATGCGCTCTGCGAAGTAGCCTTTGAGGGCAATGTTCGAAAGGTAGTTGTTGATCCGAGTCGGCTCCTTGAGCATGAGATCGACGGTGACGCTGTTGCCGACCACGCTCGGTGTGCCGAGGGGGTATTCCTGAGAGTAAGCAGTTGCCATCGGAATCTCCTCAGATGTCCAGTGCGATCAGCACGTCGTTGTTCGTGGTGCCGGTCTCGAGGGCGAGTCCGACTGCGACACCCGATGCGAGGGTCACAACCTTGCCGCCGGTTCCGATCTCGACCTGGGCTCCGGCTGCGATTGCTCCGCCGGCAGTCACGGGGATGATTCCGCCGCGGTGAACGCCGACCGTTGCGCCGGATGCGGCGTCAGCATTGGCGACACCGAAGGGCTTGACGGCAGCTGTTGCCACAGCGACCTTGACTAGTCCGGAAGATGCATCGCGGGTCGCAGATACGCCCACGAAGGTCTTTCCGGTGACCGCCGCTGTGGTCTGTACCGTCACGTCTTGGCCGGGACGGAACAATGGCTTGGTTTCGTTTGCCATGCGTGTTCCTTTCTAGGAATCCCGCCCGGGCATGAAGCCCCAGTTGGCGGGGTAGGAATGGTCCTCCGTGAGTGGAGGTGTGGGTGAGGCCCCGGATCGAAGATTTTCGATCGGGCGGTTCGTCGGAGGGCTCGGTGCACGACCGGACTCCAGTGCCGACTGCGCAAGGAGGCCCATCTTGACGGCGCGCGCTTCGCGTTCTTCGTATGTCCCTGTGGCCCCGATGAACTCGACATAGTCCTCGCCGAGTCCGTATCTCGTAGCGAGCAGCTCGTTCTCCCGCTGAAGGAGGCTTTGCTGCAGCGCTTCCGATCGCTCGGTCGCCCGCTGGAGTTCGGTCTTGTTCGCCTCTTCGGCCTCCCGGGCCTGTTGGACGAGCGGTTCCGCTTCCTTGAGTCGATCGCGCAGGTTCTGTGCTTCCCGGTTCTTCTTCGACAACTGGTCACGTGCCCATGCGGGCAGTGACTCGATGTCGTTCACCGGTGGCGTCTCCTCTGCAGGCGTGGCCTCCAGGGCCCGTGCTGCGGGCTCGACCGGTTCTGCCGGGGTTGCTGCGGGATCAGTGGGCTGTACAGGGGTGGTCATTGCTGGTGGCCTCCTGGGCCTCGTGGGGGATTTACTGCAACCCCACCTCCAGGGCAGGGAAACTTGGTAACGACAAAGGCCCCGGAGCAGCGCTCACGGGGCCTGTCGAGGTGTGGTGCGGTTTACGGTTCGAGTAGTCGATCCAGAACGTGACCGCCGGCTGCGGCGACCTCGGCCCAGTAGGACCGATTGGCCGCCGTCAGCCGTTCGGGATCACCCGGGCATGCCTCGACGTCGGGGTCGAAGTCCGGGACGATGCGCCGATACGCCTCGATCTCGTCGGGGCTGTATCGGCGCTCGACGACCTTGCCGTCCATGTCGAGATAGCGGCCATTGCCGAGTACTAGGTACGGCAGGATCACAGCATCCCCAATCTGCGCATCGTCCAGCGGAAGATGTCGGCACCGCGCGAGCCTCCGGAGATGCGCTCGAGCAATGCGTCGTCACCTTCCACCATGGCAGCAAATCCTTCTGCTACCCACTCCTGCCGACCCGACGACACGAGACCTCGCGAGCCGGTGCGGAAGTAGTCGTCGATGTCAGTGTTCGGGTACACGAACTCGTTGTGCGCCCACATCAGGTAGGGATCCTCGTGCACGTACCGCGGTCGGTACCGGGCCTCGCTCTCGCCCGGCGATTGCCAGGCGACGGTGACCGGATTGAGTCGCAGCACGTTGTAGTCGAGTGCGTGGCCGCTCTCGTGAGCGACCACATTGGCCGACCCGGACCCGAGACGGCCGACGTTCTCCGAGGCAATGTAAACCGCGTTGTCGTCCGGGCTGTAGTACGACGTCGTACCCAGCGCGCGGCCGTCTGCGGTGTACCTGCGGCGGTTGCCGTCACCACGCCCCGACAGCGTGTCGGTGTTCGGGGCGACGCCGACTCGGACGCCTGCCTCGCGAAGTGTGTTGCGTGCCGTCTCGGGGATGGAAAGGTACTGCCCTTGCGCCCGCCGCGCCGTTGCGGCAGGAGTCGAGTCGTCGATGCTCAGCTCCGCAGGCTTGGGCTGTAGCCCTAGTTCACGGAAGCGTGTCTCTCGCTCCCGTTCCAATGCGGCGCGTGCCGCGAAAGCATCCAGTGGTGCGGCTTCCTTCGGTTTGCGGGCCGCGGTGGCGCGGCGTTCGTCCGCCTTGAGCTCGACCACGCGCTGTTGCGACACGACGTCGACAGCAGCGGCATTGTCGTTCTCAGCGTCCGGCAGCTTGGTCAGGTTCGTCTTCTTCAGCGCCTCTGCGAACGCCTTCGTCGAATCCGATGCCGAGAGTCCGCGGGTCGATTCGATCCACAACTCTTCGAGGAGCTCGTAGTGCTCCTGGCCGTACCAAGGCTCGCCGTCGAACACCGGGACGACGATGCAGTCGCAGTTACTTACCGTGATATTATTGGCACTGTACCAACCCTCCTGTGTTCCGAGATTGAGGACATCACCGTGGTATACGCCGACTCGTTTATCGACCAGATCGTCGAGATGTACAGATCCGGAAAGTCTTTCGCGCAAATCGGTGCCGAGCTCGGCAAAGACCCTGAGAGTCTTCGTGACGCTCTGAAGCTCCGGGGGATTGAACTTCCTCGAAACTCCTACCGGTCGCCGCGAGCTGTCCCAATTCCCGGCGATTTCCCCAGTCGTTACCAGACCGGAGACAGCGTTCTTGCGCTGGCCGAGCAGTACGGAGTCAGTCGACCCGTCGTGACCCGCTGGGTACGAGAGGCCGGATTGCCGCCCCGTGACCGCAGCCAGGCGGGAAAGAACAGAGCTTCCAGACTCACCGCGCAACAGCGTGTCGAGCAAGCTGCTGCGGCGCATGCGGCCGTCAGTGGTCGCACCCGCAGCGATGCGGAGTTCATCAAGTTCGCCAATACCAGAGCAGCGCGAGCAAAGGCTGGCACTTGGAACCGAAGTCCCATGGAACAGCAGCTCGGCATCTGGCTCAACGAGCGAGGTGTCGCGTTCACGCCGGAGCAGGTAGTCGGCCATTACAACGTCGACTTCGGATGCGAACCCGTCGCCGTGGAATTGCTCGGCGGATCCTGGCACGCTGCGCCGAACCGACGAGCCCACCATGCCAAGCGCACTCACGACATTCTCAATCGCGGATGGCACATGGTCTACATCTGGTCCACTCACCACGTTCCTGTCAGCCCGTACGGCGCTGACGAGCTTGTCGCCCACATTGAGTTCGCCCGCGCGAACCCAGCCCCGGTTGGTCAATACTGGGTGCTTCGGGGTGATGGTCAACTCGTTGCCACTGGCGGTGACGAGGGTGACGATTTCACCCTCGTAGTGCCGTCGGTAACCGGTGTGCGAGTCTGGCCCTGAGACCATCGTTCCGGGCACGACGCAGTTGTCGTGGTACGCCTTCGCCTCGCGCGAGTCGTAGCGACCCGATCGCTGCGTGACGAAACCGGCCGCTTCGGCCGAGTTGTACGCGGGACCGCGACTGGCGAGCATGGCGCAGAACGTGCAGGACTCCGCGCCGGACAGCACACGGGCCCAGCCGACCTCGGAGCCGGCGACCTCGGCCGCATCACTAATCGCCTCGCGAGCAGCGTTGCGAACGTGGCGTTCGACCGTGGCGGCCGCGCGATCGCCGACGACCTTCTTGACGACCGCGTCGTCGCGGTTCTCTTCGGTGACGGTGACGCGCTTGCGGACGTCGCTGCGAGTCTTCGGATCGGCCATCGTGACCGACACTCGGCGGCGCTCGGTCGTACCGTCGTCCGGTACGCCGGTGACCCGCTCGAGCACCTTCACGAGCGCCTGCTGCTCGTAGTCGCGGATCGGCTGCGGCTCCAAGCTCTCGCCGACGTTCTCGGCCTGCGACTGCATGAACTCGACACCGAGATCGCGGACACGCACCCGAGAGCGCTTCACGACCGGTAGTAGCGCGGACGCCATTGCCTCACGCTGTGCCGGAGTTAACGGTGCGCCATCACGGGCAACTACCTGACGAACCCGGACGGTGACTTGTCGAGCTTCGCGGTCCTGTGCCGCCGCGAACTCTCGAGGATCCACTTACGCTCCGTTGGTCGATTCGAGGTCGAACTCGGGGTCGTCCTTCATCCGCCGCGCGCGCTGCACCTTCTCGCGCGTCCAGCCGGGAATGTCCTCCCAGAGAATCTCCTCCGGGATACCGAGGCCGGCACCGAGTTTCACTAGGCCGTCGACGGTCTGAGCGAACGAACGGGCCGTCTGCTCGCGCCACTTCACCTCGGAGGCGTAGTCCTGAGCGGACTCGGTATCGCCGGTGATGTGCGCGCACGTACGCAATGTCTGCTCGTGCGACTCCCCCAGTGATGTCCCGATCTCCGCGGTGTTGCGGTCCTTGCTCGCCTCGAGGCCAGCAAGAGTGGCCTCGGAGATGTTCGAGATGCCGTCGATGCCGAGGTTCTGCGCCGGGATCTGACCGATCGCGGCGAGGTCTCGGACTGCCGAGGACTTCGACTCGAGGTAGCCCCTGTTGTCCGCCGCATCGAACTCGCCGACCTTGACCTGAGGATCCTTGAAGAACCATGTGTCCGAGGCCGATTGACGCAGCGCCTCCGACTGATCCTTCGGCATCCAGCCCATGACATACCGCTGCTTGAAGGCGGTGTAGTACTGCGAGACCATCATCTCGAACGTCGTCTCGTCGATCCGGGACTGGATCGCGAGCAACGGCTCGATGATGCCGTACTGCTCCTCGCCGTCGAGCTGAATGCGGTCCTGATAGCGCACGATCGGGCAGACCCCGACACCGTGCGACCGACCCTCGATGTACTCGAAGTTGGCAACTCCGCTGTACGCCGGGTCTTTCCAGTCCAAAGCGGACCCGGGAACGTTCTTGACGCCGAGAAAGTGGACTTTCTCCTCGTCGTAGAACCGGACCGCGCCGAACTCGTTCATCTCCATCGCGTACATCGGCCAGTCGTCGTCGACCGAACCTCCCACGCGCGGATCCCATTCCATGCGCTCGCCGTAGATCGCCGTCATCTGGCGAGGCGAGACGCCGCGGAGATACGCGGCCGGTGTGCGCAGTGCGGGCTCGACACCGGGAGTCATCGACGGTAGAACGGTGACGTACGAGACGCCGTACTTCAGTGCGCCGTAATGGATGCCGGTCTGACGGGCGTCGAACTTGTTCCGCTGCCACCATTCCCACGGCTTGGCCTGCTCTCGGACCCTCTTGTTTGTTCTCGGGTCCATCTCCCCGCCTGCAAGGTAATTGTCTACCTTGAGGCCTTGCGAGTACTGCTGCAGGATCAGCGGCAGGAAGTTGGTCTGCGACTTCGTTGCCAGGCCGAGGATGGCTGCCATCGGGCCATCGAGGTTCGAGGGAGTAACGCCCTTGACTTCGAGATGCGACAACGCATTCTCCGCGGTCCACGGCAGGGTTGCTGCGTGGATCTTGTCCAGCCGCGCCGATTCGTACGCCCGGGCGTTCATCAGGATGTTCCGGACGGTGCTGATCACGGCGTCAGGCTTCATGCACGTGCCCTCCGCTCTCGATCGTTAAAGGAAGAATGCTTCCCCGGTCATCTGGTCTTTCTTCGGTGCCATCAGCCAGGTTCGCCACATCAGGCGAGCCCCGACTGCACATACCGCGGCGTCGACCTTCTTGGCCGACTCGCGGTTTGCCTTGCCCAGGCTGATTCCGTACTTGCTCGTACGACGGCGTGCGTTCTTGACGTGGCTCGCGGTGAGCCGGTGTCCGTCATGCACGAACGCAGGCGGTAGGCCCTCGGTAGCGGCCTCGGCAGCGGTCTTGACATCGGTGACGAACCGCTCGGCCGCTTCGACAAACTGCTTCTGATGCCGCGGTGAGCGCATATCCCAGATCACCGCATGCTTCGAGTCGCCTTCTCGGACAGCTGGAAGTTGCCAGTTCTGCAACCCTGCCCATGTATCGAGCAGGTCTTCCCAGTAGCGCTCGCCAGTTTCATCGTCACGGGCATCGGATGGGTCCGCCCAGAGCCCGAGGACGTTCCAGTCCTTGAGCGCTTTGCGGACGGTGAAGTCGACGTCGCTCCGGTCGACCAGCCACGACCCGACCTTCTTCTCATCCCACTGCGATGGTCGCTGCCAGATCTTCACAGTGAAGACAGCGCCGGTATCGATCACGCAGCCGACCAGTGCGGTGGCATCGTCGGATTTCGACCCATCGAAGAACAGGACGACTTCCGCGTCAGGCGCTGGCGTAATACCTTCTCGCGCCAGTGAGTCCCACCATTGCGGCCGCAACCATGCATCCGCCGTAGCGGTGATCTGGTTGTACCACTTGCGCCGAGACTCGCTCGGCGAGTTCGCGGTGTTCAGGATCGACTTGACGATGCGGCCGTTTGGCTTCGTATCCAGCCATGTCGAGTCGCCGGCAATCGACTTCACAACATCCGGGGCGGCCTCTGCAGTGAGCGGCGCTTCCGGTGGTGCCTCAAGAGAGTCGTACAGCAGACCGAAGTCGGCCGCGAGACTGTCACCCTCGCGGTCGGGGTCGAGCTGCGTTGCCTCCCATGCTTCGCGTACACGCTGGCCGACCGAATCTTCATCCGGCCGGAAGGCGTTGCAGATGTCGAGCATTCGGGCGACGCCATCCTCTGACTTCGCCGCGTTGCCCTCGATCGCGCCGGCCATCTCGTGACCGGAGTTCGATGTGTTCCAGTTCTGCGTCTCAGAGCGGATGACCTGCGTCGGCCGGCCACCCTCGATCGAGAGGAACGAGCTCGTGACTGCCTCGATCTGACGGGTATCGCCGAGTCCGTAGACGTTCAGCTTGCCGATCTGGATGCCGTACTTCTTGATCGTCTCCTGTGGCACCAGTGACGGGAACAGCTTCATCGTGTTCTTCGTCTGTTGCTGCGACACCGCAATGATCTGAACCCATGCATTTGGCTCGTCACGTCCCACCGGAACGTCGCCGTCCCAATGGTCGAACGTCACGTCGGCGAAGCATGCTGCCATCGCCAGGCATGCCGCGATCGGATCCTTACCCCAGCCCTTGAGGCGCTGTAGCACCGCCGAGTGATAGAGGAAATCGCCCTCTTCATTGAGCGCGAAGTACCACAGGATGAACCGGGTCTGCTCGGGCGTAAACTGCCAGTCCTGACCACGTTTGTCGCGCAGCCACTTTCCGCACCACGCGAGAACACGCCACCCGAGGGTGATCTCGGGAAGCACCCAGCCGTTGTCCCATTGCCAGGTGGGGCCGACGATGATCGGTTCCCACACGAGATCGGTGGGCGGCGTGGCGTTCGCGAGCTGGTTCTCGTACCACTCGATGATCTCTGCGAACTCGGAGTCCGCTGTGGCGATCGCAGCGACTGCGCCCAGTGAGCGCGCCACAGGTTACGCGCCGCGCTTGGACCAGCGCGCGTTCGCTGCAGAACGCGCAGCAGTCGACCGAGCCTCGGCCGTATCTGCGGGGTCTGGAAGTTTGAGCTGCCGCAACAGGCTGGCCAACGTCGACCGATGCTGGCGAAGCTCGGAGATCAACGGGTTAATGACCGGCTGACCTTGCGATCCGGTCACAACAGTGTCGGCATTCTTCGCCTCGGCCTGCAGGGCGTCGATCAAGTCGCCCTCACGGCACGCATCTTCGAGGATGCGGTACTCATCGATGCGGAGCTGATACGACGTTGCGACCTCACGCCACATGGTTTGCCCCTTGGCGCTCAAACCCTCCGGGGCGGCCTTGGCGCGCTTCTTCGGCTCAGCAGCAGTCATGCGAGGTGACCTCCTGGGTCGAGGGCCACCTCCAGGGTTGCCCTTACAGCCTGGCCTCGGACGAGCCAGTGAGTCGAGATGTCGAGCAAGTGCATGCCCCAAAACCTAGGGGCGCTGCACGCATGCAGGGAGCTGCTATGTGTCCCGGCTGGGGGTTGCCATGGGACTCGAGTGCGCCCCCTGGGTAGGGTGTCCTAACCTAGGAGCGCGAGCTGCTCTCCACCACCACGATCGCCCTTGAGTGCGTTGCAGATGAAGTGTGCGGCTGCGCAGTTGGCTCGCTCATGCTTGCCACCTTGCGCGAGCGGGATAATGTGGTCGACGGTCGGCGCGAGTGGATGCGGCACGACTTTCGTCCTCTTGATCGCCTTGCCGCACAAATGACAACGCCATCCATCTCGAGCGTATATCTTCGCGGGCGAAACGTTCTCTACGAACGCAAGCTTCTTCCGTGCTCGCCTTCGGTCGTGACCCAATCGGCGACGAGGACTTAAGACGGCTACCCGGTAGCACTCGGCTGAGCAGGTTGTCGCCTGTCGTTGTCGCGGCGTCAGGATCATCGCCTTGCCGCAGTGAACGCAATGAGCTGCGACGAACAGTCTCGGCTCGTGCACGGCCTGGCGAGACGGGTGACGCTTCGGCACAGGGCAGCTGGGCCATTGGTAGTTCGCGGCCTCGGTCAGTAACTCGGCCTGACATGGCCGACAGTGCATGACGTCGGGCCGCGTTCTTTCAATCCCACATCGATCACACGGCTTGCTTGTTGACAGTGCTATCGCAGCCTTGCTGCATTGATGTGAGCAGTACTTCGGTCGCTGTCCTCGTACCGCTTGACGTGAGGCCCGCTTGCCGCAGTGCTGGCATATCCATTTCTGAATCCTTCTTGCGTCCGCCTCTTGTTGACGACGGGCTGCAGTAGAAGCTTTTTTGGATGCCGCCCTGCGAGATGCAGCTACCTTGCGAGCACGGTACTCATCGCTGGTTTCACGGTATGTCGAGACCCGACACGCCTCGCTACACCACTTACGAGGGTTGCGGCTGCTGGGTTGTAGCTCGGCTTTACATCCGGCGCAGTGTCGCGTCGTCATAGTTACCGTCCTCATGAATGCGAGAAGCCCGACGCATGAGGACGTCGGGCTTCTCTACCCCGGGGATCAATCCGAGGGTGCTTAATCGGTGATATTCAGTTGGTAGTCGTCATTGTTCGGAGTAAGGAGTCCAGCTCGATGTCGAGCATCCGCCGCAGAACTTTCAACTGCTCAACGCAAAGGCTGTAGGTCAGGTTTGGGTCGGCCTCGATACGTCGAATGTTCCAGCGAAGGCAAACTAACCACTTCTCAGATTGCTTCATCTCAGTCCTGGGTGTCTCTCGTCAGGTAGCCGGCCGCGTGCTCGGTATCGCTTGTAGCCTCGCAACGCTTCGGCCTGCGCCTTCCACTGATTGCATGGCGCGCAGGCTGCTTGGCCGTTGCTGTCGCTCTCGTCTCCACCGTCAGCCACTCCGATGATGTGGTCCTTGACGGTGGCTGTGCCGATGCAGTGCGGTCCTCGGATCCGGCATTGGTAGCCATCGCGTTCGAGTACTCGCTTGCGGCTTGCTCGATGCTCGGGGCTGCTCGTGCGTGTGCGTGACCGGTTGCCGTAGCGGTTGGCCATGTCAGCTGCCAGTGTTGCCGCTGTAGTGCGAGAGCGCTTGCTGCAGCAGCCCTGCCGTGATGAAGGCTGGCTGTGATCCGTGTCGAGGTAGCACTGACACGACACCAGCCCGATCGCCGTCGTCGTCGAAGAACTGGGAGCCAGTGATGACGACCCAGTCGGTCACTGTCTCGGGGAACTCAGCGATGTCGTCGTCGTCATCCCGCAGGCCGGCAACCTTTGCGACGGCGGCGTCGAGTTCTTCGTACGCACGCTTTCGCTCTTCACTGTCGGCCACTAGAACCTCGTTCGTCTCGGTACACGTTCCAATAGCGCGTTCACTCGGCCCATGTACGCCTGCTCGGCCTGCTCTTCACCATTGCGCCGTGCTGCCTTCATGAGGTTGTAGGCGTTGGTGATTCGTTGCTCGAGGGTCACATCGGATGGCTTGGTGTCAGCCATGACTGAGCGCCCACAGTGCGATCTTGCGCAGGACGGCAGCGAGTGCGTCGTGCAGCAGGTTGATCATGGCGTCAGCTGAAGAGGGGTAGCAGTTCGACGATGATGCGGCCGACGGCGATGAGTGCTGATCCGACTGCGAGGTACGTGGCGAACGGGATTCCGAACAGCATAACGTTCTCCTTCAGTCGGGAAGTAGGTTGGCCCCGCTCAGTGATGGCACTGACACCGCCGTGCCCACTAGCAGGAGGCACGGATGCGCTGGGGAAGTCGGGGCCAAGTGGTGCCTCGACGCAGCACGGGATCAGCTCACGAAGCGAGGATGTGTAGTGAGTGTGCGCGGTGCTGCGTCGAGGGGATTATGAGAACGCCGGGAATTGTCACCTCGCGTACTAGCGCCAGCGTATCACGCGGCGATTACCTAAGCATGTCAAGTCGAGCGGGTGTCACGCTGACACCTTCCTGTGCCTCGCCGGGTAGGCCAAGTGTGCATCGAACACGTCGCCACATCGGAACACGTCCTCGTCCACATCCAAGGCGCGTTTGGCGATCTTGCCCGCATTGCTCAACGTGTACACCCGTCGTGCCGTGAGCTTCTCGTAGGGTGCTCCGAGTTGCCTGGCCAACGCTGCAATGCCGGCGGCCGAGAGCAGGGCGTCACGGGCGTCTCGCTCGGCTTCAGCCACGCGGGCGGGGTCGACATACTTGATCGGCTCCGGTCTCCTGTCGAGGGTACGCAGGACGAACTTCACCGCGTGTTTGATCTCGTCAGGCGCTTCCTCGCAGCCTTCGGTCATGGCGAGCGAGATCAGGTTGCGGTCGAGCCATCGCGAGAGGGCGGCTGGAGTGTCGGCGTTGTAGCCGGGTGGCATTCGTCGCTGACCCTCGCGCAATGGGCCCACGAACTCACCGTGACGATGGGTGTACCCGATCGGCAGGTACGGGATCAGCCTGACCTCGCAGACGTGGCGCACCCACGTTCCGAGCGTGTTGTGCAGCACCTCCATCGCTTCACTGCCCCGCTCGCTGTACGGCAGCGGGTACACGCGATCCCGACGTGTCCCGCCGCCGATGGACGAGCATCCGATAGTGGCCTGCCGAGTGGTGAGTAGTTCCAGATCGACTGCGAGGCCGGGGATTCGACGCAGTGTTTCACTGAGCGACTTCAGCTCGAATCGAGGAATCAGGAGATGGTCATCGCCCATGGTCACACCTTCCGAACGGCCGTCGATACTACCGGATTCTACCACAATTACTCACCAGTTACGTTGTGCCGCAACTGTTCTCGGCTGACGTCACAATGCCCGCAGGTGTCGATCATCAACGCCCGATGCTCTCCGTGGATCGTCACATCGCTGTAGTACGTGCGAGTGGTGCTGTTGCCGCATCTCGAGCATGATCCGCCGTGGGTGCGCTCCATTCTTGAGTGTGGCGTCACGGTGATGTCGTAACGCTCGACTCCCTCACTCATTGCCCCTGCTCCTGGTCCGTGATCGGCTGGCCTTCCTTTGGCCCCCCGCGTGTGGATGAATCCCTGATAGCCGCCTGCTTGCCGTTCCGCCTCGAAGCATTCGGCCAGGTCTCGCCTGGCCCGGTTCTGCTCGGCCACTGCAGCGAGCCTGCGTCCGACGGCGACCAACTCCCGCAGCTCGGCCAGGAGTTCGGCGCGGTAAGCACGCTTCTTCATCGCCGGGCTCCGTCCGTGTTGGCCTGCTGGACAAGTAACGACGTGTCCCAGTCGGGCCGAGCCACCACTTCGGTCAGGATGTCGAGGGATCGCCACAGTTCGATGACGTTGGGGTTGTCGTCGATCGCACCGACAATGTCGTGATGTTCGGTGAGCGCGGCGTGGATCTCGGTCTTGATGTCGACGTCTCGTCGGTAATCGCGGTCTCGGCGCATGAATGGCCCGAGGTACGGCACCGTCAACTCTGCGTTGAGCCACTTGGTCGTGACTTCTCGCCATTGCTCCATGCGTGCGGTGACAATCAGGAGTTCGTGCCCTGCGGCGTGCATGCGTTCGCAGTATTCGATGGCTTGTCGATTGGGTGGGCAGAATGCGGAGGCTGCGTGAAACTTGTCGAAGTTCTTGATCGGCCGTCCCGATTTGGTCTGGCCGAGGGATCCATCGACGTAGTGCAGGATTCCGGAAACGTCGACGAGCGTTCCGTCGACGTCCACGATGACCGCGGTGGTTTTCACGATGCGATCTCCTCGAGGTAGTGACGGCGGACGCGTTGCAGGAAGTCTTCGAGCGGTGGCTCGTTCGGCTGTTCAGGTAGCGCCGACGTTGCGGCGTCGAACTTCAGGGCGTGCTCGGTGATCAGCGCCGATGCTGCTTTTGCTTCGGGATCTTTCGAGATGGAGTCGCCGAAGTCGAAGAACGGCTGAGGGTCCGGAACTCGGATCGGGAGGTTGCCAGTGGTGTACAGCTCGTAGCCTTGCCACAGCAGTCTCATCGTGTGGCGGGCATGTTTCTCCCGCCGCGTCTCCAGCGAGCCTTGGAATCGGCCGCGGTGCACGAGTCGATGGAACTGGCTTGTGGCGTAACCGAAGTAGGCATCACGGACCCGTTTGCTGGACAGGAAATGCGTTCGGAGTGAGATCAGTTCCTCACCGAGTTCGCTCTTGCGGGTGTGATGTCCGAGCCACAGGATCTCCGATGCCGTGGGGTTGCAGGACAACATGAGTCCCATGGCTTTGCCAACCTCGTGAAACGTGACGTCGGGATCTGTTCGTTTCCACGTTGCTCGCTCACGCAGTGGCGGGTGCAACCCGAGTAGCGCTTCGGTCGGTTCGGCATAGACGCCCGTGTAGTCGACGTCGGAGTCGGGCGTGTTCAGCCCGTACGCGACAGAACCGACGACTCCCTCGAGGAGGATGTGAGAGATCCTGGTCTCTGGATTGAATTTCGGGTGCGGTCGTACCAGCTTCGCTCCTGCGCTCATGCGATCCCCTGCCTGTTCGGTTGGTTCCGGTTCCGCCTGGGCCGCCGTGATCGGGTGACGTCGTTGGCCCACATCGGCGGGGTGGTGGATGGACGCGGAAGTGCGCGCTGTTGAGGCGTGCGGGTATCGGGCTCCAGTTCGAGATGAGAGGCGATGCCGCTGAATGTCGCACTCATGGATTCCATGGCGGCGGTGATCGATTCCGAGAACGCCGTCATGTGCGCTCTGATCGACACGACGGCTTCGCCCAGAATGGGGCTGGGATCGATGCGGTCAATGGTCCCGATCTGCGTCCACCCGTTGCTGCTACTGATGCTCACGACGCCACCCTCGGCAAAGTTGACACCAGATCTATTGGGCGGAGCTGGCATCCGGTAATCGGAGTCCATGCGCTCCCGGAGTCGGTCCATGTAGCTCGAGACGGCTCGTTGTGATCTCACAGCCATCGCCTCGGTGTCCAGCCACTGCAAGAGCGGACTATCCGGCAATTGCCACATGCCAATTTGCCGCCACGGTCCCGGCGTATTCGAGCCGACGCACATGACCGGCGAATCGTCTTCGGCGAACACGTAGTCGGGGTCGAACTCGCCGCACCAACGCATGGAGTCGATGCGTTGTGTGATCGGTAGTCCGTGCCAGTCTCGGCCGCACCTGCAGCGTTCTTGGTTGATGTTGTGGTCGTAGCCGGATCGGTTGTTGTAGTTCGCGAGCTGTTCGTCCACGAGTGCGTCGATCTGGTCGATTATGTCGGTGTCGCTCATGCCGGTAGCTCCCTCGGCTGATCGGAGACGCTGATTTCGAGCCACATGCTCGGTACGCCTTTCTGGTGAATGACAGGTTCGAGCTTGGCCATGAACTCAGGAGTGTCGTCCTGGACGAGCCCGAAGTCGATGAGCCCGTCGTAGATCGGCTTCGCTGTGGCCGTGAGGTTGTCTGTATCGCGCCTACGGGCATCTTTGGGCCGGTAGTGCAGTTCGACTGCCACATGCCCGCATTCGCGCGGGAGATGGGCCGAGATGGCAAGGATCCGGATGGTCTCGCGGATCGATTTGATCTCGCGATTCTTGGCGAACACCGCGCCGGTCGATGCGCCGCGATCGTTCATCGACAGGGGTGGTGCAGTCCACGGGAGCTTGATCGTGATTGTCATATTGCACCTCGCTGGGATGGGCGAATGAATGTGGGTTTCGACTCTTTCGGTTTCTTCGGATTGAGCTGTTTCAGGTTCGGCTTCGCCGGGTTTGCGCCCTGAACTGAATTAATCTGAACTGAACTACACTGTGAGGTAGTCACTACGGGAGCGACTACGGTAGTCACTACGGGATCCCCTTTATCGCCTTGAGCAGCCTTTTCTCGTTTTCTCCACCGATTTGTGGCCGTGTCGTCGTCTTTCCACCACATTGCGTATTCGGCGGGCTGATGAGTGGGGCAAGGCGGTAATTTTGACGGCGTCGGATGGTTGATCGACTGGTGTTCGTCCCATGAAATGACGTGCAAGAATCGGCCGCCACCGATCACGTATCGGCAGAGTTGTTCGCCGTCGACGAGAGCGTCGATGTGACACCGGACGTCGTCCGCCCGCACCTGGTCTCTGCGCAGCGGCCATACCTTCATCCAGATCACGTCAGCGTCGTCTTCGATGCGGCCGCGGTCGTCACCGAACACCCAGATGCCTTGGAATGTGACGAGTGCGCAGACGTCCTCGATCTCAGCCAATGGGTGGGACTCGAAGAATTTGGGATGGATCATCCGCTTCCTTGGCATCGCGCACCTCACCTTCGAGCTTTCCGATCAATTCCGCAGCATCAGCGTGCGTCTGCCGAACCAATGCCCAGCAGCATCCGCAGAAGTACTTCCATTTCTGCGTCACTCTCGACGCCATAGCCACTTTGACCATTTCGCCGATATCACGGTCGGTCAGGCCGGCTTTAAGGAACCGATCGAGAGCGGTCTGCCATTCGCTGTATGCGATATCGCACGAGGCGAACTGATGCGGCCGATACTTCTCCCACATGAACAGGAATTGATCCTCACTCAGACGTCGGCGGTCTAGATCGGCCGCGCGCTGCTCGCCCACTGCCTCGATTGCAGCGGCCCATACGAGGGCCTTGTCGCGAACGTCGTCCACGTGTGCAGCACCCGGAGGTGTTGCCGACTTCCCCGAATTGCAATCAGCACATGCGGTCACCAGATTGCTCGGTTCGTCACTCCCACCGAGCGCGGTCGGCACGACATGATCGACTGTCAGCTTCACGTCGGGAGCTGTTGCGCCGCAGTAGCGGCACAGATGGTTGTCGCGTCGAAGGATCTCGAAGCGCAACCGTTTCGTCAGGGCCATCAGTGTCCTCCTTCCAGAATCTGCCGCTCAGGACTCCCGAGCGGATATGCGAGCGCGCGATCGGTATCGGACTCCTGCAGCGCTCGGTACAGGCCGTAGCAGGCGACTGCGATGGCGGCGGCGGAGATGAGATAGAGGGTCATGACCGCACCCCCTCGACTTCTCGCACGTGAATCTCGTGCTCCCGAACCGCATGCGGCGTATGCCAGATCGGGGTGCTCCACTTCCCGCAGGTGCACCACCATCGACTGTCGCCGCGGGAGAGTTGCGCGGAGAAGTCCTCCTCGAGGTCGTGGGTGGTCACGGCTTCTCCTCGGGGTCGACGATGTGATGGAAGAACTGGTCGATCGGCCCCGGCAAATGCAGCTTCGTTTGGAACCGTTGACGATGGACGAATCGCAGCCATTGCCAACCGCGGTCACCGGTCTTGACGGGATGCCATGCGAACCAGCGATACCGCTTGCCAATCGGTGTCGCGAACAGTGGTGAGGTCACGGCTTCTCCCCCTCAGCGGCAGCAGCGGGAAGGAACTCGGCAATGACAGCTCGGACCTCTTCAGTCGTTGTGGCCGCTTCGATGCGCCGAGCCGCCTCGTATTGCTGGCCCTTCTCGACCAATTCACCGAGCCGTTCCCAGACGCCCATCCAGTCGCCGTCACCGTCTTCGTCGATTAGGTTGTGTGCGCCTGTGAGGGTGAGGACGTCTTGCAGTTGTCGGCCCAGTCGGCGTCCGAGTTCGTTCGCGCCGCGCTGCAATCGCTCGTAGCGTTCGGTTTCGACGATGCTGTAGCCGGCGTCCGTCAGCTTCGACACCACATGCGCAGCGTGGAGGGCGTACATCTCGTCGACCGAGTACGGTCCTGCTGTTGCGAAACCCCCGCATAGACATTCGAGGTTCATCGTGGCCCCGACGCTGGTCAGCGAGTGGGCGTGAGCATGGACTAGTTGCGCGCGGTGTTCCGCGATGATGTGTGTGGGGTTCACTGTGCTCACGACACCACCCCCGAGGCAGCTAGGCGGCGCTGTCGGAACATGAACCACCGCACCTTTTTCCACGTCGAGGTTGGGCCGAAGTGCTCGTAGCACGGCGCGGAATACCACCACTGTCCACATTCGGTACATTGCGTGACTGAGTAGTCGGCGAAACCTGTCGACCCGTAGCCGCCTCTCATAAGCGGTAGGTCGCACTGATGTCCGTCGTTGTGGGGTTCGATCACTTTCGCAGTCACTTCGACTCCTCAGCGGCGGTAGCGCGTAGGACGCGGTCAGCCTCGATTGCTTGGCAGGTACCGCAATTGCATACGGGCTCTGGCTGTTCGGTGCTCATGGTGTCTCCTGTGGGTCGAGGGCAGCGCGGAGGCCGGGTGCCGGTAATCCGTCGATGATCTGCACTGTTGGACACGGCCAGACGATGATGGCGTTCTCGTCGTCGGGATCTGAGTTCGAGCAGTACGAGCAGATGGGGCCGTGATGGCCGTATCCAAGCTGGCACTTGTCGCAGTCAGCGTCGTGGCACTGCCACTCGCCGTCCTGGTTCCGCACGTGCAGCGCCCGTACTCGTGCGATGGTGTTGTCCCGTTCCCGCAGCACAGCCAACAACGCCGGCACATCCTCGCGGGCATGAGCAATGAACTCAGCGTCCTCGTCGATGTAGACGTGCGCTGTCGGTTCGGCTTCTTCCGTGATGCCGTTGGCCAGGATCTTGGCGTACGACTCTGCGTCGCCTACCGTTCGGAATCCCTGGTGGTCCAGGTCATGCCATACCGCCCACGGTCCCCGACTGGCTGCTTTGGCTCGGGCTTCGATCGCCGCCAACTCCACGCCGTTCACGACAGTTCCTCGGTGGAGTGTTCGGGGCAGTCTGGGTTGTACTGGCCAGGTTCGATATGACCGCCGTAGCTGTAGAGAGGCCCGCAAGTGCACGTTGCACCGCCACGTAAGAAACCCTCAGGGTCAATAGCATTCATGGTCGGCGTCCTTCTCGGCTGGTTCTGCGACGGTTGTGCGGCACTCGCGATAGGCGGCGAACATGTCGTGCCCGCCAACCGGATACTTGTCACCGTGTGGTCCGCCGCCGTGCATCCATTCCGGGCCGAGGGCATAGTTGACGCGGCTGATCGGACGGCCGCAGTTCTTGCAGGTGTTCATGCTTGGCCTCCCGCGGCGCGAGCAGCAGCGAGGACAGCGGACGCCAGCTCACCCGCGAGGCGAACCGGGACCATTGTGTACCTGCCGGGATGCCCGATATGGAGAAGCGGTGACGTGCCGAACGTGCTGTTTGCGTCCTCGGTCCACACCTGCGTTGCCAGGTTCCCTACCTGATAGCGGCCTGTCCTGGTCGGCTCAGTGCTGGGCACGATCTCGATGTCGGGGAGGGCAGCAACCACAGACGCCTGATGGGCGAGGTGCAGCGAACGACGCTCCGAGAACACAAACGACTCAGGCCCATAACCACACGAGCACTCCTCGAAACCATCCGACGCACGATGCTCTGCAAGCACCGCGGCAATGCGTTCCACCACACACGCAGACGCGGATACAAGCCGGTCAGAGTCGGTTTTCGGGGTTTCCGGGTTGCTCATGCGAGACCACCCACCAACTGTGCGAGACGTGCTGTGTACGTGACGTTCTCGCCCACCATGTTCTCGACCGAGTACCGGATGTGTCGCTGCCGAACGAGGTAGTTTTGGGCCCAGTAGATCGCGCCACCCCATGACTGCCAGTTCCGGACGTCCCACCACCGCTGCCATTGGCGCTTGCGGGCGCGGTCGGCGAGCTCCTGCATCCAGCGGCCCTGATCCGGACCCCAGAACTCCGTCAAGTCAGCGAACGTTCGCAGCGGATTGCCTACGGGGAGTTCGGAGATCGGGTCGCCGGGTGCGCTGAACTGCCACACCGGAAATCGCTTCGGGTCGATCCGGCGGTTGCCAGTGATGCCGTACCCACCGCGGTTGTTGCCGACGATCTGCCCGGAATGTCGTGCGGGGTCAGCAATGAGTCCGACCTCGTCGACGACGAGACCGAGACTGTCGTGCATTCCCGCCGCGATCTCAGCTGCCACGTCACCGACGAGTTTCGCGCCGGCACTGAAGCCGAGAAGAACGACGGGATATGGGTCTTGGTGGATCATCGTCAGCAGTGCGTTGCGGCCCTGCGTTTGCGACACCGCGAACGCCTCGTTACCGCCGACAGTCCCGTATGCCGCTGAATACGGCAGCTCCTTGATGCGGAAACGTGTCGGGTCCAAGCGGCGAGTGACGTCGGTGAGCATCGTTGTGGTGCCCGGTCGTTCGCCTATCCCTCTGGCGCAAATGACGGTTCTCATGCGCCCGCCCCCTTCGCTTGAACGCGCACGACGTCACCCGAGCGCAGGGTCGCTGATGTCGACCACTTCCCGTTGCGTCCGTGCACGGTGAATCGGTCGCCGGTCTCGTCGGGGTCGTAGGTGAGGCCGGTGAAGGTGAAGTGCTCACCGGTGCCGCAGTCGACGGTCCGCCCGCGATACTTCGGGGTGGAAAGGTTCTCGATCGGGACTTCGGTCCACTCGGGGACGTTCGGGGCGTCAGCGCATCCGCATTCACCGCGTACGTCAGGCATTAATGATCCGCTCACGGCGCTCTCCATCTCCTGATCGTTTGCTCGAATCGGATCGAGCACACGCGATTCATGGCCGCGGTCTGCTCCTGTAGCGCCAACGTCTGCGCGTGCATGGCCTCGACGAGCGCGAGTTGCGCCTGGATCGCGGCCCGCATCGGATCGGTGGGGTCCATCGAGAGGGTGGCGTCAGTGACGCGGCCCTCAGAGAACAGGAGATGGTCGTCGATGGCGCTCATGCTGGCTCACCTGCCGCGGCTGGCTCGGTTGCCTTGGCGAGTTCGGCCAGCACCTTCGCGGCCTCGTCCTCGGTGAGTTCCTTCGACGACTTCACCGGGTGGCCGACGGTCTTCTCCAAGAACTCGAGCACCTGATCGCGGCTCGTCAGGCCCTTGTCCTCGTACTCGGTTGCGAGCGCGGACAGTTGAGCCTTGGTGACCATGCCGTCCGGCTGTTCGGGTGGCGGTGTGGCGAGAGGTTTGACGGTGTAGTCGGCCCTTTGGCCGCGCGTGGTTGTGACAGGAAAGGTGGCCTCCTTCTCGATATGGGAAAGGTGGCTGACCCTGATGCCGCCCACGGTTTTACCGCCGAACCTTACGGTTGGATCGCCGTACAAAGTCATACGTCGGCCGGCGTAATTGTTCGTTTCCGGTCCCCACATTTTGCCCAGAACCCGTCGCACCGTCTTGCTCGGCTTGAACGGTCGACCCGGAAACTCCACCAGATGAATCTCGACCGGCTGCTCGGAGGTGCCCTTGCGTACCTCCGAGACGGTGACCGTCCGTGAAGTCGTTGTAAAGTCGTCGAAGTTCAGCTGGTCCGAACGGGGTGCTGTTGTCTCAGTGATGTCCACGTTGCATCATCTTCTTTCTGTAATTTCTGTCGGAAGTGGCCTTTTTGCATATCTTGCAGACTCGATATCCGTTGGTAACCGGATAAATGTTGTCGCCGGAAAGCGGATGGCCATTGACGCAATGCGTCTTACGGGCATTGAGTGCACTCGGCGAGTTGCTCCGCAAGGTGTTCTCCTGCGGCGTGACAGGTTCAAGGTGTAATGGATTGACGCACCGTCGGTTACGGCAAAGGTGATCAATCTGCAGACCGGTCTGGATTGGTCCTACGAAGTGTTCATATGCCCATCGGTGCGCGCCCATGTTTGGGCCGTTTCGACCGCCTCGCCCGAACTGTCCGTAGCCGTATCTGTCTATTCGCCCAATCCACTCAATGCATCCCGACTCACTCTGCTTGGTCTTTGGAATGAACCGATCGATCGGGCGCTGGCGGGGTCTGCCCATCTTCGCCATGTCAGATCACCAACTCTTGCTCGACTATGCGCTCGGTCATCGGAAAGCCCTCAGCGCCCTCGGTAAACAGGCGAATCATCTCTGCCGCATTGGACTCGAATGCCCGGCCGGCCGCAATGATTGCGTCGAACCAGCGATGGTCGGGGTAGACGCGATGTACCCACATCGGCAATCCACCGGCGTACGAGATGTAGTCCAGCCACTTCCGTCCGGAAACCAGGAGTCCGCATTGGATTTGAGCCATCGTCTCGACCGGCGGGTGGCCTGAGATGATGGTGCTCACTTGCTTCTTTGGACGACGCGATTTGATTTCAATTAAGCCCTCGTCACCAACGAGACCGTCCGGTGAAAACCCCAGCTTGAGGCCCGGTTCTTCGTACGTCATGAACCCAACCTGGGTAACGGGCGCATAGCATTCGCTGTACTTGTCTCGCGCCCGTGGCTCGTCGAAAACGCCCCTCCACATGTCATCATTCATGTGCATCTCTTCGGTCCAACCAGTGATGCGTTCGGCGACGAGAAGCATTGTCAGGCCGCGTGAGACGTCGTTGCTCGCCGTCTCGAACACGGTGCCCGATGTACTGCGTCGAGCGACGTCCGCACGTTCTGGGTGCATCGTCTTCACTGGGGCGTGCGGCGGCCTCTTGCCCACGCACGGTGCCTCTTTCGCAGCGCCACAGTCGGGGCACTCGTAGTCCTTCGCTGCCAGCTTCCGAGTCGTAATGAGATTGCCGATGACGGACGCGGTGACGATGCCGCGGCGTTGATCGTGCCATTCCGGCGAACCTTGCTCGAGGTCCGGGAGTGTCGTGCGCGTTGGTCGGGTGAGGGTGTCGCTCATGATGGGACTCCGTTTGACTGAGGGATGGCGGCGAGAAATGCGGCCATCGGAAACGTTGGGGTGGCCAGGGTTTCGCCGTCACGGGTGAGCGTGAGGCGGATGCGGCCATTGGGTTCGGGGGTGATGTCGACGGCATCGAAGCCGGAGTGGAGGGTGGTCATGCGACACCTCCGAAGTCGAAGCCGACCTCGATCGGCTTCGAGAGCCGAGCCACGATCAGAGGCAGGTAGTCCGCCTCCCGCTCGACAGCGATGCATTTCATGTGTTCGTGAACGCACGCCTCCGCAGTTGTGCCGGATCCCGCGAATGGCTCCAGGACAACGCCGTTGGGTGGCGTGACGAGTCGAACGAGCCACCGCATCAGGTCGAGTGGCTTCACTGTCGGATGCTGAACGCCGTCGACGGACGGACGCTCGCTCGTGGGTGCCTTGGCCTCGTAGCGGAATGTGGGGAAGAATCGCGATGCGCCGCCGGTATCACTGTGACCGGCGGCGGCGTCGGGTCTGCCTTTGAAGTCGCCCAGGGCACTCGTGCCGTGCTTGGCTGTCTGCTTCCCCGTGGACGCGCGGCTCGTGCTCACTCCGCTCTGCGCGTCGAGCGCGCCGGCCTGTGATTCGTCGAGCAGGACGTTGGTCGGCCACCGACCTTTGCTGGAGTCGAAGTCTGCGGCCGCTGAGGGTGCACCGTAGGTCGTCCCGTACGACCGGGTAGCAGATGACAGTCCGTATTCGGTGCGCTCGCGGCCATCGATCCGGCATCCATCGATGTTCAGTGCTCCGGTGCCGTGCGCGAGTACGTTCGCCGGCACGGTGCCGCTCAATGGCTTACGGCCGACAACGATTGGCTCGAAGCCTGGTTTGAGCGCCGTTCCCCAGCCCTCCCACGGCACCGCGTCAGAGGTCAGTTCGAGCTCCTGGTCCAACAACCCCGTGTCCCGTCGTCCTGCGCCGTCCCGGTTGCCCTGGCGTCCGGATTCGACGTAGTCCGAACCCATGGTGGCGCGGCGGATAGCGCCCGAGTTCGAGCCGTAGCCGAGCTGTGTGCCGGTGATTGCCTTCGCGACGTCGACCGACTTCGGGAAGCCGGATCCGTACAGCCACGCGATCGAATCACGGATCTCGAACCCTGAGTCCTCAATCGCGGCCGCGAGTCGATGCCAGGTGCGTGAGCCTCCGAATGCGACCATGTGTCCGCCAGGCTTGAGCACACGAAGGCACTCACTAGCCCACGCTTCGCACCATTGCTGAAACAACGGCCCCGCCTTGTACTCTGGCGATGTCTTAGATGCCCGCCCGAATGCGTTGTCGCGGCCTGCGTCCTCGGGGTTCAGGCTGCGGCGAAACCCATCTGCGCCATCCCATTCGCGGCCCATGAACTCGAGACCGTATGGCGGATCTGTGACGACTGAGTCGACGCTGCAGTCAGGCAGCGTGCGGAGGACTTCGATGCAGTCGCCGTGATGCAGGGTTGTCGAGTCGTCGCTGTAGTGAATCGTCATGCCGACACCCGTTTCCGTGCCCGCTCGGCTGCTTGCGCGCGCAATCGTTCGGCTTTCGCGTCGGCGGCATCCTTCTCGGCGAGGGTCTTCGGCCAGTCCCGATGCTTGGACTCGTACTGGTCGTCGGTGGTGTCGTGGTGGACGTGTTCGTCGAATCGGCGGGTCATGACGCCGCCGCCAATGGCTCAGTCCATGCGAGCAGTTGGCCCACGGTTCGGTCGTCGGGAACCATCGCAGCGAGCGTGAACACCAGACTCAGCAGGCAATTGGGTGTCATCCGCGAGAGGTCAGCCCACAGGCCGTGCGTGTCTTCTTCGCGTATACGGCAGATGACCTCGGCCGCAACTTCGATCGACTGCTCGGCCAGTGCGGACTCGCTGCCAGGCTCCGGGTATTCGACCGGCTCGGGCTCAGCGACCAACTGCGATGGTCGGTTGTTCATGCGGGCAAACCTCCGTGAAAGTCCGTCGAGGGTGATGCCGAGACGGGCGGCGATGGCTTCGTCGCTGAAGCCCATTTCGCGGAAGTGTGAGTACTCCTGGAGCCAGTGGTCTCCGAGTGGTCGTCTGCTCATGGTGTGATTCCTAGGATTCGGTCGAGCTCGAGGTCGTAGGCGTGGTCGATGAGTTGCCCGTCGTCGTGCTCGTTATCCATCGAATCGACCTCCCCCGGGCGCAGCGCACGTCTCGTCGAACGTGTGCATCTCGGAGCACTTCGCAGTGCACTTCGGTGGCGCGGATAATGTTTCGAGGCGGGTGATTTCGCGGTCGAGGTACCAGCGCGCTTTGCGTAGGTCCTCCATGCGGTCGCCCTTCTCTCCCGCGCGCCAGACATACTTGACCGCGTTGCCGAGGTTGAAGTTCATGTGCTCAGTGATCTGAATGCACTCGATGCCAGACGGATGGCTGGTGTAATGCGCGGGATGTTCGACTGGGTCGGCGGCGAATTTGTCGACGGCCGCGCCCCACTTCTTGGGATCCATCAGAGCACCGCCGCCCACGTCACAACGCCGATGAAGATCGACATCAGCGCGCACCACAGCGCAACGGTCACGGGATTGGAGCCGCGTTCGTACACGTCCTCGTCACGCTCGGTCGGCCACGGATTCGACACGACGAGGGTGAGGTGGCGGGGTTCGACGAGTTCGCCCCGGTCGACGGTGAAGTGAGTGCTCATGCCGACGCCTCCGCACTGATGGTGATCTCATCGGCGAACGCGAAAACCATGCAGCCGCAGGACATTAGGCACTCGAAACTCCCGCCAAAGAACGACGATTCAACCGACGTCAACCGATCGCACGCGACGACATGATGGCCTGAGTGCTTCCATAACTTCGCGATCACCAGTCCGCCCCTTCCTCGAGGTTCTGCTCCAACGAGTCCGCGATCGCCAGATGCTCGTGGCCGATCTCGCGGACCTGATCGATGAGGGTGTTCGTCAGCTGATTGCAGTTGATCCAGGTGCCGTTGCCGAGGCCGTCTTTCGTGTCGGCGCGGACCATGCGATTGCCGCCGGCGCGGGTCTTGGTGATGAGGATCTGCTTGTCGGTCATGGCTTCTCACCCGCTGGCTTCTTCTTCTCGACGTGCAGCGTGACCGTGAGTCCCATTGCGGTGGCGAGGTTGTCGATTTCCGTGAGGGTCGACGACGGTGCCTTGGTGACAACAGTCAGGAACGCCCTCTCGGGGCTATCCGTTCCGCCGAATACGCCCAGCCATGTGTCGGGCTTCGGCAGCCAGATGCCGCTGGTCTTTTCGCTCATTCGTTTCTCGTTTCGTTTGGGGTGCCGGGAGCGAGACTGCTCACCGGCACCGGGGAACCCGCGCCACCCAGCCCAGCGGCAGCAGGAAGAAGAACGCGCTCCACTTCGGAACGCGGCATGTCGAATCCGAACGTCTGCGCGAGGAGAAGCACAGCCGCGATAGCCGACTCGACAACCAGATTTGGCAGCATCACACCGACGATCAGGGCGTCCAAGTCGCAGTCCGCGCCCATCGGGTAGCCGTCGTAGACCTCGCCACGGGAGATGAAGGTCATGACGCCACGTCCATCGTCCAGCCGTTGACGAACGAACCGTCGAGACTGCACTCCGCCAGTAGCTCGGCGCACTCTTGCCCGTATGCCACGAGGCAGGATGGCGCTCCCGAGTTCGCCTTGGCTCGTTCACCGTTCGGATAGTGGAAATGCAGGCGGCCGTGGAGAAATAGGATCCCCGACGCCTTCTTCCATACCTGCTCGACGAATCCGGCAGTCTCGGTACGGGCGAAGATGAGAGCGATCCCATTACCGTGCGATGCGAGTTTGTCGAGCCATGTCCAGGCTTCGTTGCCGTATGGCGGGTTGAGCCACACGCGGCCGGACCACTCCGCCGCAAGTCCATCCTCGGGAAGGATGATGCTGCTTTCTGCGGTGTGCGAGTTCGGATGTCCGCACGGATCGAGATCGAAATGCCCGAGCGCTTCGATCACGTGCGGCGGAGTCAGCCAGGTCGTCGTCTCGGCGCGAGCTGAATGGTGCGAACCCATCGACCGGCTCATCCCGTCACCTGCCAGAGTGGTGACGCGGCCAGACCGCCGACGAGGATGCCCGCGAGGATCAAGTGGGGACGGAGACGGCGGATCATGAGGCACGCCCGCCGTCACCAGCGCAGAAGCACGCGCACTTGGACGATGAAGGATCCGGCTGTCCGGTGGCTAGGGCGTGTGCGATGTCATCGTCGTCAGCCCAGCTATGCCAGTGTGCGGGCTCGAAGTGGCAGTTGAATTTGCATGACCAGCACTGCGAGTAGCAGACGATTGCGCCTTCGATGCCGCTCATGCGATCACCTCGATGGGCGTCTCATCGCGGGCGATGGTTTCGGAGCGGAGAAGCAGGCCGCTGCCGGTGGCGTCCCAGCGTCCGTTGCCCAGGACGTTCGTGTACTTGATGGCCAGCGCGACATGGACCGGATCACCTGTCGTCCAACGGATCTGCGCACCTTCCGGCAGTGCGTCCAGTGCATCCCGGACCGTCTCCCAATCCCCCTCGAGCACGCGGGGAGTCAGCTCTCGGACGCGAGCAGCCTCGGCCTCAGCGAGCTCGCATCGCTCCTTCCATCCGATCGTCGTCTCCCGCCACGCTTCGATAGCGGTGGGGTCATCTGGGTCGATGTCAGCCTTCATCCGCGAGAGCGTGTTGATCACCTTGCGACGCACAATCTCGGCTTCCAATTCCCTGATCCGAGCGACGAGAGTAGGGACTTCAGCGAACGCATACTGCGCGAATACTCTGCATCCAGCCTCGGTGTAGTCGTCGGCGCTGCGTGGGTTGCCCGTGCCGCCGTCCGCAGACCATCGGCGTTCGATCGTGTCGAGATCAAGTTCACTCATGGCCACATCACCGCCACCGCAGTCACAACCACGATCAGCACGGCCATCACAGTCGCGAAACCCAACGCCAGAATCCGGTGATCCGACTCATGCCGCGGCCACGGATCGTTGCGAATCTCACGACGATGACGAGTGCGGACATCGGAGTAATCGGTGGAGTTCATGCGGACCTCCGAAGTCGATCGTTATCGGCTGCGAGCAGGGCGTTCTCGACTTCGAGTTCCGATGCGTACGCCTGCATCCCCGCGTTCAATGCGATGAACCCTGCGATGAGGAGGCAGAAGAACGCAGTCGAGTAATGGCCGACCAGCAACTGCAGCAGCGACCCTGCAAGCATCACGAACAGGAAGGCCTTGGTGACGCGGTCAGTTGATCGCCAGCACCACGCGATGACCGCGCGGTACTCGGATATGTGCGACGACATTGAGGGGTTCATGCGGACGCCTCCAATTCGAAGTTCATTGCGATCGCATCCCAATGCGCCTTGTACGTCGCCGCCAACGGGGAATGCGAACGACCTAGACGAGTCGCAATCTCACGCGCTCGCACAGTCGGATTCGGGTACAGGCTTGGGCGAAACTCGGTACGGCGACCGTCATCCGTCGACGCGATGATCGTGGTATCGGTCCGGGTCAGGTGGACCTTGAGTGCGGTCATGATGCCCGCCGATCATCGGACTGAACGACGCGTCGAATCGCGTTGGCAAGATGCGGACTCACCTGAATGTCGGCTTCGTCCCACATCTTTCGCGCAGCAGCCTTCATCTCGGCGCGCAACTCGTCTCGGGTCTGAACAGGCTCACGAGTGGTCATGCCGCACCGCCATTGATAGAACGCAACCGAGGCGCGGGGTCAGTCAGTTCGATCCGCAACGTGCACGCGGACGGGTTGACGTAGACCGAGTACGACCCGTTGTCCTGGCCTGGGTCGGCGGGTCGCTTCGAGGTGTAGAGCAAGGACTCGCCCTTGGCGCTGGGCCGGTAGTCCCACAGGTGGCTGACGAGGATCTCCTGGTCGCCGACCCATGCCTGCGACTTGATCGGTCGTCCATCCGAGTAGGTATTGACTGTTCGCGCTGCAGATTCCAGATGCCGGCGTGATGCATCCATTGCGTTGAACTCATCCCGTTCGGTGTCAACGCCGTTCCCGCCAAGAGAATCCAACGCCCAGTTCAGCGTCTGCGATGCCTCATGTGCAGACCACGCCAGAATGTCGCGATCGGTGTAAGTCATGCCGCCACCAAGTCCCAGATCCACTTCGGGAAGCTGTTCACTGTGCCGTAGAGAGCATGCTGCGTGGGGACCGGATCCACGCCGTAGGTCTTCGCGATCTTCGATGCCTGCCCGCCCATCTTTCGCAAATGCCACGTCGACGTAGGAAGGTTGTGCAGTTTTGCGTATCCCAGAGCTGCGAAGTAGTCGTGCTGCCCTTCGATCGCGTCGAGCCGAGCCTCGGTCGTGGCAGCGATAGCCTTCGCTTCAGCCGCATCTCGCTGCGTCGCCTCAAGTTGGTCGATCATCGAGCGCATGACGTCGAAGGAGTTGGAGGCGGGAGCGACCGACACGCCTTGATAGAAGTGATCACGGAGTGCGCGGGTTGCTTCACGTTGAAACGTGATCAGTGCCTGCCGGATGGACTGGTCAACTCGGGAAGGTTGAATGGATGCGAGCCACATTGGGAGGTGGTCCGCGTCGATCATGACCATCTGCTGCGTCCGACCGCTGGCGTCGTGCACAGCCTTCAACGCTGTGCACGCCCATTCCGCCTGGTCAAGCTTGCGCTGCTGCGCCTGGACGTCGATACCTAGGCGTTCGCACATCGGTCGGATAGCGATCCATTTCGAGTCACCTTCATCGAGGGCAAGGATCGTCCCCGCCCCTGGAACTTCCACCGGCACTAGCTGTGCCGTATTCTGCAAGTCAGACATTGGTTCTCCAATCAGTTGTCGATGAAGCCGTCCCACTGGCATGGGGCGGCTTCTTTGCGTTCTGGGTGAGTTACGCGGCCCGTCCCGGTTTGCCCGGCACTACGGCCGGGCGGAGGGGTCCGTGCCACACATTGAGCGGCTCGACACCGAGGGCCTTGGCCCACGCGGTCAGTAGGCGGTCGCTGGCCTTCTTGTTGCCGTTCTCGACATTCGAGATTCCGGCTTCCGTGATGGCCACGCCTTGCTCGCCGATTCGTTCGACCAACTGCGCCTGGCTCAAGCCGTGTGCAAGTCGGAAGTCTTTGATCCGGACCATTGGTCCTAGCGGTTCTGTCGCTGGCATAGCGACAACTCTAGACAACCATCGCCAGTTTGGCAATGTTCTTTCGGAAAGTTAGCGCTTAACCTGCGGAACGACAACCATGTCATTAGTTGTCAGGCCACTGAACTGGCGCGAATCTGGCGCTAACTTGTCGTGTTGTCACTGGACCTGTCATGGGTTGTTCTGACAGTCTTTTGCCATGCCCAACGAGACGAACCAACAGCGGCTAGCACGGCTTGTCCGAGACAGGCGTAAGCAACTTCGACTGACTCAGGTAGAGGTGCAGCAATTGGGCGGCCCATCAACCGCCACACTCCGAGGCATCGAAGGAGGTAAGGGTGGTGAGTACAGAGCTGGCACGCTTGAGCCGCTTGAGAAGATCCTGCGGTGGCAGATCGGGAGCATCTCCGAAATCCTTAATGGAGAAGACCCGATTGAGCTCTCACACCAGGACGCCTACCTGCAGGCGCAAGGACTGACGTACGAAGAGGCCTACGCAAACAAGGTCGCTATCCCACCAGACCCGCGTGCGGGTGCTGGAGGAAGCCGGAAGCAGTATCGACCCGGACCTGTCGAGACATACCGGGATGAACCCGAACTCGACTTCATCGTCACGACGATGCAAGCCGCGCTAGGGATGCTGCAGAAGCGGGAGCTGTGGATAGCGATCCAACTCATCAACCAGGCAAGTTCAGACCTGTCCGACTACCTAGACGAACAGAACCAAACTAACGAGGGAGATCAGAATGAAGACATCACGCAATCGCGGGAGAGCTCGCCGAGCACGGTCGTCGGCAGCGCAGGCAGCGGCGCGGAAGGCCGAACGCCCCCCATGAATGCGTCCGACAAGGACGCTGAATTGACTGAGCCGAATCAAGGCTCACAGGCTGACCATGAACTCGCTGCACGCAAGGGCGAGACCGAGGACGAGGCGCGCGAACGCCTCGGAATCGCATACGATTAACGGCATTTCCGCAGGTCGAAGAATTACATCTGCGTAGTTTGTCGGAGTCATACCGCATGGTGTGTATATGACATGGCACCCCTGGAGGCACCTCCGAGACGAGCATCCGCACGTCCACGTCGCGTATCCAGACGGGGGTTCCGGGTGCCTTGGAAAGTGGACGTCCGACGGGATCGAGATCAACCGGCGCTCAAACCAACGCGAGCGGCGCTGCACCCTCACTCACGAGATCGTGCACGTCGAACGCGGCCCGGTGCCGGCCGATCTGCGACTCGCGATGCGCGAAGAAGAGACCGTCGATCGGATCACCGCCGAGCGACTGATCGAACTCGACGCACTGATCGACGTCATTGCATGGAACCGCAACCGCATCGACGACGAGGCGGCCGAGGAACTATGGGTCGACCTACCCACCCTGCTCACCCGCGTCCGCAATCTCACCGACGACGAGCGCGCATTCATCGACGAAGAACTAGAGAGGAGACAGCCGTGACACCACAACAGGCAGAGATCCTGCAGTTCGAGCGCCGTTGGTATTCGGCGGCAGGAAACAAGGAAGCCGACATCCGCGAGCAACTCGGACTCTCTGCGGTGCGTTACTACCAGCTTTTGAACGCCATCCTGGATCGACCAGATGCTCTCGCAGCCGAGCCGGTCTTGGTAAAGCGACTACTGCGAATCAGGAGCTCGCGGCAGGCCGCACGTCGAGCGTCTTGATTGCCTCGAGCCTGATGTCGTCGATCGTGAACCTGCGAGTCCCCACGGTCGACGGGAGGATAGTCACCGCTAGGTGCTCGCGCACTGCTTGACGTTGGTCGATAATGCTCAAGTCCTTCCACCGGGCAGCGGCGTCGCTACCCGCCAGTCGAGACGTCAGCGGCGATGGGGCGACCGCCTTTAACTCCTGGGCGGCGTCGGCGATCTTCCGGTGGATCGCCTTGTCGATCCGCTGGAAAGCATCCGGCGTGATCTGCTCATCAGCCAGTTGTTGAACGAACATCTCCAACCGCTGCCTCTGACGAGCGATCTCAGCACTCAGCCTCGCGGCCTCGCCCTCATCGAACTCAAGCTCCTTGCGCTCGAGCAATTCGATCATCGATACCTCGACGTAGTCCTCGACCAAGTCCGCTCGACGCACGACACAGCTCTTCGCGCTGCACACGTACCTCGGTGACTTCGACGACTTCGGGTGGAAGTACCGCATCCCTTCCCCGCACACCCCACACTTGGCGATCCCAGAGAGGAGGTGCTTCACATCGCTACCCCGATATGTCACCCGGGTCGGATCTGCCAACGTCTCGACAATCCGATCGTGCTCCTCCTTCGTGATCAGAGGATCCCAGTTTCCAGTGCCGACCACCTTGCCCTGATGCACCAGCAATCCGGCATATGTGGGAGTGGAGATCATCGTGCGGATCCGCTGAGCCTTCCAGGGCACACCCTCATTGGGTGGCGGCACCGACCGGGCTGTCAGATCCCGGGCGACGGCCCACAAGGATTCGCCGCCCAGGAATCGGCTGACGATCTCCCGCACGATGGGCGCTGTGGCCGGATCGTGCGTCCAACATGTCGTCCGGCCACTGTCCGGGTCGAACTGCCGCCGATAGCCATACGGCAGACGACCCCCGTTGCGCCCGTCACGAGCTGCCGCACGCTTACCTCGCAGAACGCGCTCTCGAATCATCTCGGCTTCACGCTCTGCCAGTAGAGCATCCAGGCCGGTACCGAACCGGTCGTCCCCCTGCGAAAGGTCGTAGACTCTGCCAGAGACACACCAAAGAACTCCACGATCCGCGCACAGGTCCCGCAGTGTCACGTACGCCGCAAGGTCACGTTGGGCGCGAGACGCCTCCCACACGACTAGAACGTCACCGCGTTGGAGACTGTCCGCGAGTTGTCGGTATGCCGGTCTACGCTTCGTCGACCACCGCGATGCCCCGATGTCGTTATCGGTGAGCACCTCCGCCACCGTCCACCCTTCGCGGTCGCACACAGCTCGGCACTCCCGCTCTTGATCGCGGACTGACTTGGCTCGGCCGCTGCTATCCGAGCTGACGCGGGTGTAAATGATCGCCCTCATAGGGCACAAGCTATCGGCACCCCCAGACACTATTTGGCGAGGCCGGCGACCCCGTGCAGGTGGGACCGATCAGAACGACCAACAGCGGTATGGGCTTCAAGGGCTTCTACCGTCCGACCGAATGAGGGGTCAGACGATGACGGACTCGGATACCACCGTCGTCAGCGCGGTGTCGGGTACTCGATCGGGATCGGTGACGGTGCGTGCCACCGAGCACGGACTGCCGATCGGAATCGTCATCGACGAGCGCGAACTGCGCTACGGCGGAGGCGCATTGGCGTCGACGATTCTCCAGCACTGCGAACGGGCGAGCGCGGCTGCCCGCGCTCGGCGCCGCACGCTTCTCGCCGAGGACGGCGTTCCCACCGAGGTTCTCGATCGCCTCGGTCTGCCCACCCTGGCCCGAGTCGCTGCCGAGGCGAACGAGAATCTCGCAGAGGACTCCGCACCCACGAGTTGGTTGAAGCAGGTATGACCCACGCCCGCACCACCGACCTCGACACTCTGGTCGGCAGCGCCCAGGACCGGCTCGATGCGCTCCGCGAAACGCACGAGCGCCTGGACCGCATCAGGATTCGACTCACCTCGCCGGACAACCTGGTCACTGTCGTCGCCGACGGATCCGGAGCCCTGGTCGAGCTCGAGCTCGCCGAGAACCTCGGATCGGTTGCCGCCCACGCACTCGCGTCGACGATCACCGCAGCGGCCGCAGAGGCCGCCGCTGCGGCGCTCGAGCAGCGCGAGACGATCCTGCAAAGTCTGCGGGGTTCGTTCACAGACTCCTGA